TCAGCGGATCGTTTTAGGCGTCATCACGCGGCGGGCGCCAACGTAGTGGCGAACCCAGTAATCTTCGCTTAACGAGGTAATCTGAATATCGCGTCCGGTACGCGGCGACTGGATAAATTTGCCGTTGCCGACGTAAACGCCGACATGATCCGCCGTGCCGCGACCGCGGGTGCGGAAGAAGACCAGATCGCCGCTCTCCAGCTCGCCGCGATCGACGGGGCGAGCATCGCGCAGGTGGTACATTTCGTTCGCCGTGCGCGGGATATGAATCTTCACCAGGTCTTTATAGGCGTAATAAACCAGCCCGCTGCAGTCAAAGCCGGTGCGCGGCGAGGTGCCGCCCCAGCGATAGGGCTTACCAATTTGGTCCATCAGCTTCGACATCGCGGTGCTCTGCGCTTTTTGCACCCGTACCTTATGCGCATCGGCCAGCGTCAGCGGCACTTCTTCCTCGGCAACCGGCTTGCAGCGCTTTTTATAGCCTTTACGCACGACGCACTTCTGCTTCACGCTGGCCATCGCCCGCGTCGGCTCGATAGTAGATTTAACCGAAGCCGCGCACTGTTTTTTATAGCCTTTTCGCAACACGCACTTTTTCGTTCCACCGGCGACCTGACGGTTTAATGCCGTTTGGCTCGAGGCGGTGGTGCGGGTAGGGTGTTTGGCGCGGGAGGAGGTCGATGCTTTCTTGCTGGAGGTTTTGGCGCTGGATTTTGTTTTCTGAGTGGAGACTTTTTTCTTGCGTTCGCTGGTGCCCTTTGCCTGATGCGCTTTCGGCGTGGCGGAGGCGTGCGTATGCCCTGAAGCATGCGCCAGTGGTGTAAATGAGATAGATGTAAACAGTAATGCGCAGAGCGAAATCGCGATTTTGTTTAGCCGCGCCACTGAGCAATCCCCTGATTAATTACAGACATGTACACATACCTGACCATGAATGACAAAACCCAACGATTCTAATGCATAAAAACCCTGAAAGTTAATACTCTTTTGTATCTAAAGTGCATATATAATTTTCTTAATTAAAATCAATTGGTTAAATTGGTCAATTCAAAATCATTCAAAACAAACTCATAACTTTATTTCGATCTTATCCCACTCCCTTCCCCTGTCATCGCGATATTTTGCTGTCATGACACCCGACTTATGCCCCAGAAGATGCTGCGCAAAGTTCTCTCCAGCCTGTTTATCGTACAATCGTGCTGATAGACTTCGTAGCTCATGAAAGCTCGGCGGCTCGCCAGAGAAACTAAGCCCGGACAGCTCGCGCGCTTTTCTGAAATTACCCGATACTGTTGCGGGTGATAGTGCCTTACCCGCAGTCGATGAAATAATGTTTTTCCCGCCGGACAGATTGCGGCATTTCGCCAGAATCGCTTCGAGAGACATATCCAACTCATCAAGCCTCAATGCTACAGGTATGGCTAGTTTGGCCCCGGTTTTTTTCTGCTCTACGTAAAGATACCCCTCCCGCACATCCTCCCAGCTCATTGCGCATAAGTCACTGATGCGCTGCCCGGTAAGTACAGCCAGATCCATCGCCAGATTTACCCACGGAGAAAGCGCCTCAGCTGCCTGGTAAATTGCCCGGTATTCGTCCAGCATCAATCGGGTGCGTTTTACCTCGAGTTTAGCGGTTCTCGTTGCCGTGACGGGGTTAACCGTAATATGACCCTCCGCTATAGCCTCCCTAAAAATATCGCTTAACGTCGACCTAATCAGCTTTGCCATTGCGTTCTTTCCTTCAGCTGCGTAATCGTTGAGGATCATGGCTATTTGCCTGGTGCTTATTTCCGCGATTGGGTTGTCCTGCATTCTTTCCTTTATAGACCTTAGTTTGCTCGCGTAGTCGATGAGTGTTTTTGGCTTCAGCCCCCGAGCCTGGAGGATCTTTTCGTAACGCTCCAGCCATGAATGAAAAGTAACGGAATCCACCTGGCTTATCCGCGCGCTGAGAGGGATATGGCCAGTATCCCCGAGCAACTCGATATTTGCCTGTATTGCCTCACTGACGGCAAGTCGTCGATTCCTGCCCAGACCATACTCCTTTCCGTTTCGGGGGTCGCGATAGCTGTAGTAGCCTTCATTTCTGACATAGAGGTTAGGAGGCAAATCGCGCCTCTCATGGTTTCTTCTTCTTCCCACTAGTCATTCTCCGTAAAAGGCCACAGGTTGATGATTGAGCCGATTCAACCTTAATGGCTGTTTCCTGAAACAAATACTCCACACCATCTTTTTTCGGGGCCGGATAAATTTTGCTTTCTCTAACCCAACGGCGAACGGTTTCAAGGCTGCGCGGCCGCGGCTGCCGATCGTTCCATTCTTTTAAAGTAATAAGGGCCATGTTTACCTCATTACCGGCCTGTAAAGTAAACCAGGCCGGTCTAATAAATTGATAAATCGATATCAGGAAACCTGTCCGGGTAAATTTCGGAGCCGCCGGGCGCAGTTCATGGCCGTGGCCACGTAGCTGCAATGCCGGTTCACTACCTCTACCGTAATTTTCGAACCCTGAACGATAACCGTGTAGGTGCGCTTCATTTTCTGGCGCCCATACTCGCCGTAGAGCTCAACATGCTTGGCCAGTGCCGCGTCGCATGCCTGGCGCCCCAGCGGAGACTGCTTGCTTCGGTTTATCAGTCGCATACTCACCTCACACAAAGACGTCAACGGGATCGCCGGCGGCGCGCGCGTTGTCGTTCGCCTCTCGCCGCAGGCCGAGCACATAACCAACAGGATCCCAGCTGGACAGAATCGCGTTGAGCTCCCTCTGGCTATGCCAGGTCGTCAGACGCTTCTTCAGTTCAGTGGCGCAGGCGCGCACATTGGCCCGGGTGGGGCCGGCCATCTTCATACAGAGGCAGAAGGTCAGCAGCAGGTCGGAATACTCATCAGCTGCAGCACGTAACGCCGCGGGGTCAATGCTGGCTTCGAGTTCGGGTAATTGATGTTTGAGGCTCATGCTGCACCGCCTTCAACGCGCTCAAATTGGATGACCCAAACCCATGGGTTGGAATTCCAGGATTCTTCGCCGTAGATGGATGCCCACAGGCGCGCGAACACATCAGCTGCGCAATCGCCACTTTTCATGTCGGTGGCACTGCACCCTTCGCGTATCGCATCGCCGTCACTGATACTCTTCAGCCGCTCCACGCGCACATCGGTGATTTACAGCGTTATGCGGCTGGCCCATCGCGGCATGTGGATTGCAGGTGTCCATCGCCCATCAAGAGGCTGACCGTTGGCCGTGGCGCGATAGTCAGGGGAATAGCTACCATCCTCAGCATCGATGCTTTCTGGCGTCCATGTCTCCCGCACCCAAATACGATGACCCGGCTTACCAAATGCGCTATTTAAATAATTTCCCGCCGCCAGCTCTCCAGCCAGTTCATTGCCTGCCAGCTCACACCCAAGGTTTTTATCGAATAACGGAAACTTTACCGGGCGCCGTGTCTGCGTCTTTCGACCATCCAGCAGCGCCCGCACCATTTCCCCGTTAAAAAACATTCCGCGCTCAGTAATTTTCGTCATATCGTTACCGGGAGGGCGAACCCTCCCGCCTCCCTTAGCCCACGTATTCCGGTTTCATGTCCAGCAGGTTAGTGCTGTATCCCTGATACAGATCTTCGCCAAGTCGAGGCTTCAGGTATTCCAGCTTTTTCTGGACATCCTCAAAGGCTGATTTCGCTTCGTCAGAACCTGGCTTCGGTAGGGAGTTGATCAGGTCTTTTATTTTTTCGTCAGCATTGATCTGGTGATATCTGGCAATCGCCTTATTTTTCAGTTCCACATGGAGGTTTGCGCCGAGCTCGTTTTTCATTGCGTCAATTTTCGAACCGATGGACTTAGCATCATCGGCAATTTTTGCCCCCTCGATTTGCTGGCGATATTCCTCGGCGATAACTTCCAGGTCGAAGCTACTCGTTTGCTCCTCTGGTTGTTCCTCATTGCGCCCTGCAGCGGCGATCCCTTGGCGGGGCGGGGTGATATCCTTTTCTTTCTGCCACACCATCTCAGTACCGCGCTCCAGCATCTCCATGATTTCCGAGTTGTTAGGTAGTCGGCGGCAAAGTCGGTGTGCAGCTGACTTACGAGACATGGATTCAAACCAGTCGACCCAGGGTCCTTTGTCGCTGTTTTTGCTGGCTGCTCGCACCTTGGCAATATCATCCAGGTTAAGCCATTCGTACTGGAGTTCCCCGGACTTCATTTTTGCGTAGGCAAAAGCTCCGCGCATGGAACCGCGATCGCCAAGGCTTGGCTCATAGAGGACGTGCTCGCCTTCATCGTCCAGCCAGACGCGGAAGGTGTCATTTTCATAAACCACACGAGTGGCTATCACAGAGATCTCGCCAGACTGACGAGCGCGTTTTAGTACGCCATCAATCATTGGCATGTACTGAGCGGTCTTTATCCAGTTGCCCTCAGCATTTTTCTTATTGAAAACAACCAGTGCAGCTTCCCGGCCATCAGGCACCAGACCGTCTTTAGCGCATGCAACCAGAGAATTAATGATTGACTGGCCGTCGGCGACTTTAAGGTCCTGGCTATTCGCGATAGCTACTGCAGCCGCGTTAGTGAAGCGCTCGAAGCTAACATGTGCCGGAAGTAGCGCCTGTACGGGCACGAGTTCACGATCGAGGCTGGCTTTGATATCGATGAGCATATTGGACATGTCATTATTCCTTATTCTGCTGCCAGCGCTTCGAGGCGGAGAATATCGTAATTGTTCAGTTCGTCGGTGTAGCTACCCACTATCGGCGCTGGCCATACGTCATTTTCCATCGCGTTGTTTATCTGGCGCAGAACGCGACAGTATTCCTGACGACCTAGCTCAAGCTCCATTTCGGAGGCCTGAACAACAGCAACCCAGTGATAGCCAGGCTCTTTGTTAACGAAGATCCAGGAGAAATTATCCAACCCAGCGACGTCGCAATACATCGCTGCACTCAGGTGATAATCCCGGTCAATAATTTCCCGGTGTAGGCGTTCTTTAAGACGGTCCTGACGAATATTCCCGATAGTCACAGTTTTCAGGTCGGCGCAGATGTTTTCATATGGCACGCGGATTTCGATATCCGGACGAACTCGGATAGCGAGGCCGGTTTCTTCATCGATACCGAAATAGCTGACTTCACATTGACGATCGGCATGCTGAAGTAGGCGGGAAGCATCGGGGTCACTGAATAATGCCTGCTGTATAGCTTTTGCTGATGCAAGGAGTTCAATGCTGATGATGGTTTTCCCCGTCATGCTTTGACGCCATTGCTCCTCGTATTCATCAGCAAAGATCGCATCAGAATTGACCGCCCGAATGGCTTCCTGAAGTTCTTCTTTTTTGCCTGTGAGTTTCAGCTGATCGGGTTTCGCCTTGTCGGCGTTATAATCACGAATGAAGGCCTTGAGCGTATCAGTATTGGTAAAGGCTCCGGCAGGCACTCCCGGGAAGACAGCGAATTCCTCATCGAATTTCTCAGGCTCCAGCGCGAGGGTGTGGACTAGGCTACCAAAGGTCAAAGCATCAGTACTTTCGCGAGCAATAGTTTTTGCAACGTGCCGGGCATGGAAGTACATCAGGCTGATCCGCGCATCTTTAATCTGCGTCGAGCTTATGCCATTGGCTGCGTGATAAACCTCGTTCGGCAGGCCTTCATAGCGACCAGGCTCGAAGAATTCCGGCCAGACATTTTTGCATTCTGGTTCGATTTCGCCGGATTCTGGTTCGGAATGGTTTACATTTGGTTCGTTTTGGGCGACAGAAGCCTGATTCTGGTTGATATCCCCGGCAGCCGTGGTTATGGCACCTGTTTGCGCATCAGCGCTTTCGCCTGCTGATATCGCATTTTCAACTTCGCCTTTGACCGGCTGAGCCGCTTCCATCTGCACATTGCTGGTGGCCTCTTCTTTGGCGTTTGTTGGGGCAGGAGAGGCCATAAGGCCCTCGATGGAGAACATGCCAGCGCCGAGACTGGCGATTTGCGGTTGCTCTTTTTTCGTCAGGTCTTCAGTGACCCATTTAGGATCTGCCAGGTCGCTAATGCCCTCGACAAATTCCCCGCGCTCGGCGGCCAGCAGCTTACTGATCTCATCACCTACCGGATCCTCCACGACCGCGCCTTGGTTAGCAGCATCTACCATTTCGGCCGCCGGCTTGTCATGGACGCTTTCGTTAAGGCGCGAATTGATGTACCGACGGAGGCTGTCAGGGAAATGATGAACGTTATCGCCAGCGTCGCGGATCATGGCGAATATTGCTGCGCGAGAATAATCAAGGATGCCTGGCGTTTTGCGCAGTGCCGCCGACCACTCTTTCCACGGGCTTTCTTTGGCTGCAATTATGTCTTTTGCGCGACGATGAACTGAAACCGGGAAATCGTAGATATCAAAATCCATTGGCAGGGTTGCCAGTGCGATTTCTTGATCAAGCGTATCCAGGGTATGAGCATAATCCGGGTTGCGGTCTGTCTTGTTGCCGCCGCCGGCGTTCGTACCGACGTCCGTGCGCTGCACAGCACTAATGCGGTTGCCTGAGACCCATTCTTTGACCAGAAGTCCGCGGTCAATGTGCGGAGTTTCCATCCAGACTTTCAGGAAATTAAGCAGCAAGCCGAGCTCAGTCCTCTTGTCTTCGGGGAATACCTTTTTAACTGCGTCGGTTAATTTCCAGAGGTTAGCTGTCGTGAGTTCGTCGATCTCAGGAATGCTCCGCGTAGCCAGCAACAGATTCTGGATGTAGTTGTTGTCAGTATCCATTTCCAGCGCGCCGATTTGTATCCGCTGCCTCTGGGTGACATGGTGAGTCATGGCATCACTGATGAATTGCGAGATAACCCGCTGCGGTCGACGGAGCTGGGCCACTGGATAGTGTGTGTTTTGATCATCGTCTTCAGTGATGTCGCCATTACCGGGGCCGGACTGACCATCCAGAACTTCACCCGTCGACGTATCGACACCATCCACGATGACAGCCCTGTTATCCGGGATCTCTTCTTCCTGGTGGAATCCATCGGCAGGAACGGCGCCCGCCTTCAACTGCCAGGTACGCTGGTCGTCGGCGAGCTCGTAGCGAGTGCACCATTCGAAATCAAGGACGCCTTCCGCTGGCAGGTCGTTAAATACAGGGAAGTCGGTGCGGATCGGTTTATTGTAGTCATGACCACGGCCGGTTTCGATTCCCGCATCTTCCAGATCTACTTCGAGCTGCAGGTTAGCGCGAGCTTCAGATTTCGCGGTGCGCCAGATAACGCCGTCAGGCTTACCTGATTTTTGAGTGGCCCTTATCAGATTAAAAAATTCCATGTCGTTGCCTCGATTTTGGATGTTAGAATCCACGGGCCATTGATAGCGCCCATTGGGTGTTCATTGGTTTTTGGTAATTTCCGGTGGAACTTTGGTCGGTGTCACCGGACGTACAGCCCGCTTCGGCGGGTTTTACGTTATGCCTCGTTGGCCATCTGGTCGTACTGGCCGCACTTCTTAGAGCAATACGTTCTTTCTCGTGGCGCCAGCTGCGAGCCGTGAATGATGAGGATGGTCATTTTCACTTCAGCGCCTTCCTCAATCGGCTTGCGGCAGTACGCACATCTCTTTTGCATCATGCCTCCTACATTTGCGCCGTGAATGCGGCGGGGTGCTCTTCCAACACTCCCTTGAGCGGGTAACAATTTTCCGGAATACCTTGCTCAACAGCTTCTTTCTTACACTCCAGTTCGCTGTCATAAACACCGATCAGCACATCCTGATTTCCGCCAGTTAACATACCGACGGTGAGCATCAGCGCGAACATCGTGCTCATGACGGGTCACCTTTTTGCGTGAACAAAGCACCCAGGCGGCGGAAAAAAGAGCCGGTTTTTGCGATCAGATAACAAACCCTGCGAGCAAAAGCCTCGCTTTGCGTCAGGCGAACAGCCTGCTGACGAGCGGGCTGGCGAGCATAATCAACCATGAAATTACCCCTACCATTGGTTTGTAAGCGACAGCCCAAAACAGAAGGCCGATAACTACCGAAATGACCATAGAGCGAATGCCGTTTTTACTCATTTCAGCTCCTGCCTTAACGCGGCAAACGGTGCTTGCTGACTAACCATTAATCAGGCTTTGCAATGCGGCGCCGGGTGCCTCCCGGTGACGGTAGCCAGTTAACAACTATCGCCGGCGCTTCTTTTCCACCCCACCCGGGAAACAAGGCGGTACTGCTTTAATTGAGCCGCGTGCGCATAGCCGCATTCACCGCATTGCAAAGCCTGCTGATTAGTTTTTTCTGTCCCTTAAGGCCGGGCAGCCGAACGTTTAAACCTACTGCGCGTTGATCTCTCCACCTCATCCCGGTCTTCGTATGCGCCGAGCCGCTACTTCGTGGGCGTCCTGCCTTGGCGGTTTGTTGCTACGAAATAATTAAACACTTTGTTTATTATCGTGTCAACTAAATGAGTTTATAAGAATAAACAAAAAGTTTAAATTTTGACATACTCAGACATTAGCAACATCTTTTTGAAGCAGGGAGAGGTTAAAAATCCATCAGCTACAGGCGGCTAGGACGAGAAAATGCGGGGCTTGTACTCAAGCTGGCTGTGATGGATCTGACAGCAGGTGGAGTGCCAATAACGAAAGATAGCCTGGTCGATCAACTGGAACACAACGAGTGGAAAATCGGGAATGCTTTAGGGACGGGGACCAACAGGAACGCGGCAGAACCGGTGTAGAAAGGCGTATAAAAACCCCGGCTCTGTGGCCGGGTCTAGTTAATCAGCTTGACCATTGGACTGAACTGTAGGCTCTGATTTTTGTCGATGCATAAACTTCCACTTTGTAACATAATCTACCATACGAGCATTCATTGAAATTTCTGCTTGAGTTATATCTGAATATCTTTTCTTAGCAACTTCAATATTCTCGGCGGAAGCGTACTTGTCGTTGATGATCGCTATCAGCCGTTTCTTTTCTGGAGAACTGCAAAACTTTGTAAATGCAATCTGTGAGATCGACATCGAGCCGACATCTTTTATTGTCCGAAAAATGAACATCAGGCAGATCGCCAAACAGGGAATGCTTCGATAAGCCCAATTCTGAAGGTCTCCTTCAGGAATAAAACGGGGAACCAAGTCTGTTGAATACCCACATATAATACTAGAAAGTATAAATGGTAAGCTTTGTTTGCTAACTTTCTTAGCATCGTCATTTGTCATTTTGAGAGCCACCGCACTTTTTCTCTTTCAGAAATTCTAAAGTTGCGTCAAGCAGGTCCTCGTTTTTTTTAAGGTGTTTTACATAGGGTTTTAGATCTTTGTTATGTTTTGAGTAACTGATTGATTTGACTTCTGAAAATCTAGCTACAGCAAAGGCCATACCTATTTTAGAAATCCAATAAATTATAGGTATCAGGGCCAAGTACAACGGAATGTAGTACATAAACCTCCCCCCTTTCAGCCAAACTATAACACTAATTAACATGACGATTGTTATCGAAAGTGCTCTTACGAGTTGTCGCTCATCTCGGTATGAAACTCGATAAACTGGTCTAATGATAGCAACTTTTACAGGTACAAATATGATGTCACCAGACTGGTTTTCAATCGGAGGTAATGCAGTTTCACTCGTAAATCCACCTGGAGAGCAAAGTGATTCATAATGCTCTACGCATACAGAAGCCACTATCTATTCTCCTCTAATTTTAGCGGAAACATGATTTGTAGAAAAAGTAGCAACATAGCCACATTCTACACATATAACCGGATAGACCCACATCCCTCTACCTGCTTCCAAAGGAATAGGTACGGTTAAAATAGCAGCATGCTCACTACTATCGCGACGAGCTGTGATAGCCCAAACATTTGTTCTACATAGCGGGCAAACCATGTCGCCATGCTTTGCTTCATACCCGCCAACGTAATCGGATAACTCTTTACTTGTTACGGATAACGATCTTTCAACATTTTTACTATCTGTAAATGATTCATTATCATCGTCGGCTGCCATAACATACCTGTTAGCTTAAGGGTTAAATTGTGATTTTTAATCAATGAATTAAAAATATCATGTTCTTGAGAAAGAAAATGTGCACTGCAGTGCGAAATGAAAAATAGGCTTTGTAGATCGGTTTTTCTATTCTTTGATACGCCGGCCCATGTATTTCGCATACAGCTCATCGAGTTCTTTTAGACGCAGCGACACGACCCGCAGGATGTTCTGTTGTTCTTCTTCGTTTGGCAGTTGGTTGTAAAGCTCAAGCAACCTTCGTTCGTCAGGTCTCAATCCGTCTTTAGATCCCACATCTTGGCCTAAAACCCATTCAAGGCTGACGCCAAGCGCATCAGCGAGCTTTATCGCAGAGCTTTTTCCTATTGCGCCCCGCACAAACCAGTTGTTAACAGACTGCGCGCTCACACCACAGATCCTCGCGATATCGGCTTTTGATATGCGCTTCTTCTCAATGATTTCGTTAAGCCGCTGAACCTGCGGGTTATCTGCTTGGTGCGTATTTTTTCTCATATATCACGATTTTAAACTAAATGTTTACGCCCACAACATTCATAAAGTTGACATTAAAATAAACATAATGTTTAATTTGATTCGTAACTTATACGGAGTCACTTATGAATGCATTAGAGAAAGCCATAAAAAATGCCGGTAACGCAAAAAAGTTGGCTGAAAAATTGGACGTCTCCTCAATGACAATTAGTCATTGGAAAAAACGTTGTGGGGGGCTTGTGCCTCAGGGCCGTATTTCCTCTATTTTTCAGGCTACAGGCGTTACACCTCACGAACTTCGCCCTGATCTTTATCCGAACCCCACAGACGGGTTGCCTTCACGAGAGATGGGGGGCTGATCATGCACGCACTTCATTTCCAACAGAATACCGGAGCCGGTAGTCCCAGGCTGATAAACCGCAATCAGTCCGGCGGCCAGGTTACTCATGATCAAATCCGTGCGGTTCTCCGTGCCTGGTCAGCGTCGCTGGATAACCAGGACGTAGTCGCTGCGCTGGTCATTGAGGAATGGGAAAGGCAGGGCGGTGCCGGCCTCCATTTTCCTTCTGAACTGAGTCGCAGACGCCAGAAGTTGTTCCGCTGGCTCGATGGCGAAACGGAATATGCCCGAGAAAATATCAGGCAATTAACCCCGGCGATCTTAGCCGTACTTCCCCTCGAATTCCGTAATCGACTGATGCCGCAGGATGATGCTTTGTCACGTCTGGCTTCAGCTATCAAGGAGTGCGCTGAAGCAAAGCAGGCCGTGATGTTGAACGCGCCTGAGCACCAGAAATTAAAAGAGGTCAGTGAAGGGATTACTTCGTTGTTCCGGCTAATGCCTGAGCAGGCAGGCGTGCTGATGAGCATGGTCACTTCGATGCTGGGAGTTCTTTAGGAGGGCTTATGAGCTGGGGTGCTTACGTTCGCAATCAGATTGAAAAAATACTGCTGAGTGAAGGGTTTTCTGTCCCGGTGGCTCAGGGGGGGGCGAGGCACGGAGAGGACTTATACAACCGAATGTCTCAGGCAACTAAAAAAGGGGCGATTTTCGATGACGCGCTCAGACATGGCCGCTTGTGGGCGGAAAAACAAACCAGCGCAACAGAGCGCCGTGAAGCTAAGCGAGCGGTACGAAAGAGCAGCAAGCAGGCTGGACTGTTCTAAAAGGGTGAAGACCGGAGTGCGCGAACACAGCCGGTCTTCGGGTGAATTAATTTGGGCAATTCACGGGATTAAGTATGTCAAATACCGCTGAAGTTATCAATTTTCCAATCAATACCGAACTAACGGGAGGTCGCATGGCCGACCTGTCCAATGGCTATACCAGGATTGCCAATGAGATACAAAAACTCAAGCCGCGGCTTCGTATGTCCGGTCGTGAGTGGCAGTGCCTCGAGGCGGTGATCTGGCTTACCTACGGCTGGAACAAGAAAAGTGACCGCGTAACAAATACTGTGATTTCTGAGTTAACGGGACTGAGTGACTCACACGTTTCCGACGCAATTAAACTTCTCGCAGCGCGTGAAATCATCTTCAGCCATAAGCATGGAGTGATGAAAACTGTCGGGATAAATACTGAGCTATCTGCCTGGATTTTAGACAAACCGAAAACGGGAAAACTCTTCCCGAAAACGGGAATTTCCTTCCCGGAATCGGAAAAAACCTTCCCGGAAACGGTAGACACCCAATACTATAACAAAAACAATATTAAAAGATCTTCGTCTCGGAATTCAGAAGAATCCCGAAACGAGAAAACTAAAAAGTTTCTCTCCAACCATCCAGAGGCTGTTGACGGAATTTATACCCCCGCCGGTAAGTCCTGGGGAACAGCTGACGACCTGAAAGCCGCCCGATGGATTTTCGACAAGGTCATCACTGTGAACGCCTCCCTGTCAGAACCGAACTGGGTTGAGTGGGCAAACACCATCCGCCTAATGCGCCTGCAGGATAACCGCAGCCACTACGAAATCTGCGAGTTGTTCAAGTGGGCCAACGAAGACGAATTCTGGAAGGACAACATACTCAGCCCATCAAGCCTTCGCAAGCAGTGGGATCAGCTCGCGACTAAACGACTGCGAAGCCCTGCTTCACGGAAAGCCAAAGCCGACGCGAGCGCGCTGAACAATACCGACTGGATCAACGGGGTGCTCGAATGAAATCTATCGCAGAAGGCATGCATAACTTCGACCGTAAGAATTTCCAACGTATCGCCGCCGGAATGCCTGAGGTGCAGGATGCGCAGAGCTCTGCACATCAGGCGACGAAAACGGCCGAGGTATTCAACGAGCTGTTTCGCCAGTTGCTCGCCGTATTCCCGGCACTGGCCAACAAGTCTGCGGATGACCTCAACGAGATGCGTCGCCAGTGGTTGCTGGCGTTCAAGGAGAGCGGGATCACCACAGTGGAGCAGATTAACGCCGGAATGCGCGTGGCTCGCAAGCAGGAAAAGCCCTTCATGCCATCACCGGGCCAGTTTGTCGCCTGGTGCAAATCCGAGGAGGCCATTGCTGCTGGGCTGCCGGATGCAAACGAGCTGATGAACATGATTTATCAGTACTGCCGGAAACGTGGCCAGTACCCAGACGCTGAGTCATATCCGTGGAAATGCAATGCGCACTACTGGCTGGTCACCACTCTGTACCAGAACATGCGAGCAAACAGCCTCAGCGACTCTGAGCTGCGTCGAAGGGCTTCTGATGAGCTTGGACGAATGGTCAGGCGCTTGAACGCAGGTGAGACGATCCCTGAGCCGGTTAAGCAACTACCGAAGCTAGGCGGACGTCCGCTGACTAACGAGCAAGGCCTGAACAAAATCGCCGAAATTCGTGCGAAGTTTGGTCTGGGAAAGGGGAGCAACCATGGCTAAGGCACTATCAGTTGCAGAACGCCGGGAGTATGTCCGCGCGGTTATTCGAATCACCCGGCATCAGGGCCGCCTGACGACCGCCGACGCGATGAGAAAACTAGGCCTGTGCCGCGATACCGTTCAGAAATATTTCCGCGATGCAGAGGCTACCGGTGAAGTCGTTCGGCACGGCCGGTTAGGTTTATTCCGCGACCAACGCGCCGTCATCGACTTTGACATGAAACGGTTTGGCATGGCGCCAAAGGCAGCTACCGGGCTGAATTACAGCCTTCTTGGCACCCCAGTATTTCAGCGCGTTTTAGATGTTCAGGAGGCTATGCATGGCAACTAAGAACCGACGTAATGGCGCAGAACCAGCTGCCAGCCCAGCAAGCGGTGAAATAGCGGATCTCTCGCTGGAATACGCCTGCAAACGCATAGTGGAGCTGGAAGGTCTGCTACTGGTGGATGTGCCTGAAACTGTCTGGCCTGCTGAGGTGGCAATGGTTTTTGCTCAGGTAGAAAACGCCGGGGTGCTCCCGGCGCACCACCAGAGCCGACTGCAGCATCATATCAACCGCATGTGGCTGGAAAAAATGCCGGTACCGTCAATTATCGCCGCGGCTTGTTCGCTGGCCAGTGTCATGGGGAAATACGCGTGAGAGAAATCATCGTTGATAACTTTGCTGGTGGCGGTGGGGCGAGTACGGGCATCGAGCTGGCGACAGGCCGCTGCGTCGATATTGCGATTAACCACGATCCTAACGCCGTAGCGATGCACGAAACCAATCACCCCGAGACGTTGCACTACTGCGAATCGGTCTTTGATATCGATCCGGTCGCGGCAACCGCCGGGCAACCTGTTGGCCTGGCATGGTTTAGTCCAGACTGCCGTCATTTCAGCAAGGCCAAAGGCAGTGCGCCGGTTAAGAAAGAAATTCGCGGCCTTGCCTGGATAGTTATCCGCTGGATATTAAAGGCCCGCCCTCGGGTGATCCCGCTGGAGAACGTGGAGGAATTCAAGACGTGGGGGCCGTTGGTCACCGACGATAGCGGTAATGATTATCCCTGCCCGGATCGTGTGGGGGAAACGTTCGCGGGTTTTGTGGCAATGCTGACAACCGGCATTGCAGCAGATCACCCGGCGCTGGCCGAATGCTGCGATATTTTGGGCATTGAACAGGGGAATGACGATCACCGCCGACTGATTGCTGGTCTGGGGTATGTTGTCGATTACCGTGAGTTACGGGCCTGTGACTATGGTGCGCCAACCATCCGTAAACGCTTCTTCATGTTGATGCGCTGCGACGGACGTCCTATTGTCTGGCCAGAGCCAACCCACGGTGACCCGAAGTCACTTGAAGTGCAAAGCGGCAAACTGAAACCATGGCGTACCGCTGCAGAGTGCATCGACTGGTCAATACCATGTCCCAGCATTTTTGAGCGTAAGCGCCCGCTGGCGGAAAACACACTGCGCCGTATTGCCCGTGGTATTCAGCGCTTTGTGATCGACAGCCCGAATCCGTTTATCGTTAAGTGCAACCACACCAGCACCAAGACAACGTATAACTGCTTCCGTGGCCAGTCTTTGGACGAGCCTTTGCAGACGATCACCAAGACCCATGGGTATGCGTTGGTCACCCCCATGATTGCTGGTGCCGGCGGCTCAGAATACCAGGCAAAACCACGCAGCGCAGATCAGCCGATGCACACCATACTGAAGCAATCGCGGGCTGCATTGGTTGCGCCGATCATTGCGCGTATCGGCCAGACAGGTTTCGGCGGTGATCGCCTGGCGTATGAGGCCGGCAAGCCACTGACGACCGTCACCACGAAAGCAGAGCATCTTCTGGTGGCCCCAATCATTGCCCGCCAATTTGGTAATAGCGTCGGTCATCGCGCTGACGAGCCAAATGGCACGATCACTGCGGGCGGCGGTGGAAAAAGCCAACTGGTGGCAACATTCCTGGCAAAACACTTCGGCGGCAATTACACGGGCCCCGGTGCAGATCTGGCTGAGCCTGCGCACACGGTGACAACTGTCGACCACCATGCCCTGGTTACGTCAAACCTGATTAAATTCCGTGGTACCTGCAAAGATGGCCAGTCCGTGACTGAACCTATGCCAACCATTACCGCCGGCGGTCTGCATATTGGCGAGGTGAGGGCGTTCCTGCTGAAGTATTACGGCAACGAAAAGGAAGGGGTAAGCCTCACTGACCCACTGCATACCGTCACCACGAATGACCGATTCGGCCTTGTCACTGTAGAAGGCATCGATTACCAGATCGTTGATATCGGCATGCGTATGCTGCAGCCACATGAACTGTACGCTGCACAGGGTTTCCCGTCCTGGTACATCATCGATCAGGACTATCGCGGCAAGAAGTACGCCAAGGATAAGCAGGTAGCACGCTGCGGAAACGCCGTGCCGCCGCCGTTTGCAGAGGCGTTGGTGCGGGCTAATTTGCCGGAGATGTGTCGGCAGACGAAAGCCGCCTGACAAATGACCAAGACTATTTCTTAACAAAAAGAGCCATGCTACCGTGTGACTCTTTTTTGCTATGGCTTGATAAAATGAAAATATTGATTGCGGCGGTGGCTCTGGTTTCTCCAGTGATAGCCCATGCCGACTACATCCCTTTGAATAAACAACAGCCAATTAATTTTGAGTGCCAGACCGGCGTGAAAATTCATGTTGTTGATAAACATCATATTGTTATCAATGGGGATTTTGATGCTCAAGTTGAAGAACTGAGTGAAGACAGGTTGCAGGCTCAGGGGTACCACGGTAAATCACACCTTGCTACCAATATTGACTTAAGGTTTATGGGGGGCGGATTCTATTCGCTGTTAGTAACTGAGTTAGATCAGACCAGCTCAAACGAACCTTGGGATGACAAGGTTCTTGGAGTAACTGCGCTAATTTGTACACGAATAGAATAGGGAGGCTTCATGTCGAAGTAGAGTATTGCAGCCTAAAGCCCGAAAGAGCAGACAAGATTTAAGGTTAACTCCGTCTTAGCGGTCTTTGGTGTTGATTATAAAGAGCATCTCAATATGCCTGTGGTCGCAAAGAAGATTACGAGAGAATAGCCGAAGTCTTTTAGTGAATATTTTATGTGTTGTAACTCAGACCTGAGCTAGCACTCGTACGACACAGAGCTTAAGCTCAGCTGACAGGCAGCTTTGTGCCAATAGCGGACGTTGTTAAGCTCATGCAAAGAACAACGTTATATTTTGTCCTGATTGACACGGGATGAAAGCTCCTGATGGCTCTCTTTTCGCTCGCTGTAACGATCCGCAAGATAACCGGTTTGTCCCTTAAGCAGCAGAGTGATTTTAAACAGCTCTTCGGCTACATCGACGATGCGGTCATACCATGACGAAGGTTTCATTCGTCCGTTTTCGTCGAACTCTTGCCATGCCTTGGCAACGGAGGACTGGTTGGGGATCGTAAACATCCGCATCCACCGGCCCAGAATACGCATCTGGTTCACTGCATTGAACGACTGTGAACCTCCACAGACCTGCATTACCGCAAGAGTTTTGCCCTGCGAAGGACGAATCGCGCCTTCACTTAAAGGTATCCAGTCAATTTGTGCCTTCATAACTGCGCTCATAGCCCCGTGCCGTTCCGGAGAACTCCACACCATCCCGTCACACCATCTGACCAGACCGCGCAGCTCGGTGACTTTAGGATGCGTGTCTGGCGCATCATCTGGCAGGGGTAAACCTGAGGGGTTAAAGAGTTTTATCTCCGCGCCCATCGCCGTCAGCAGGCGACCGGCTTCTTCCGCGGCAAAGCGGCTGTAGGAGCGCTCTCTAACTGAGCCATATAGGATCAGAATCCGTGGCGGCTCGTGCAGGTGCAGGCGCTTGGCGATGTGTTGATCAAAGCATTCACTATTCAGGGCTGGAAATTGTTCCATTTTTCTCCTCCGGAAAGATCAGATGATTTCAAACTTAACACATATGATTTATCATATGTATATTCTAAAGGGAACGGAGTAAAAAATGCTACAACCTGTTCAGCTTTTCAAAATCCTGTCGGATGAAACCCGGCTCGCCATCGTCATGATTCTCCGGGAGTCAGGAGAACTGTGCGTCTGTGATATCTGCGCAGCCATTTCCGAATCGCAGCCCAAAGTCTCGCGACATATGGCTATCCTTCGCGAGGCTGGGCTGGTTCTGGATCGTCGCGAAGGCAAATGGATCCACTATCGTCTGTCACCCCACATACCGGCATGGGCAGCTGAGACAATCACGACGTCCTGGCAGTGTATGCGGGAGGATGTGCGTGAATGGATGGATAAATCAGCCTGCACCTCCTGCTGAGATAAGAAAACACATTTACATAATCATATATAATGGAGTCTGAGATGCTTTTGGCAGGGAGTATATTTTTACTGACGCTGATACTGGTGATCTGGCAACCCAGAGGCCTGAGTATTGGCTGGAGTGCGAGTATCGGGGCTGTGCTGGCGCTGGTAACCGGTGTCATCCATATCACTGATATTCCCGTTGTCTGGAATATTATCTGGAACGCGACAGCGGCATTTATTGCAGTCATTATCATCAGCCTGCTGCTCGATGAGTCCGGCTTCTTTGAGTGGACCGCACTGCACGTCTCCCGCTGGGGTAACGGACGTGGCCGCCTGCTATTTACCTGGATAGTGTTGCTCGGTGCAGCTGTCGCTGCTTTGTTCGCCAATGACGGCGCCGCTCTGATCCTGACACCAATTGTGATTGCGATGCTGCTTGCAATGGGATTCAGCAAGGGCACAACACTGGCCTTTGTGATGGCCGCAGGATTTATAGCAGATACGGCCAGCCTACCGCTCATTGTTTCTAATCTGGTGAATATCGTCTCGGCGGACTTTTTCGGTCTGGGCTTTACGCAGTATGCCTCCGTTATGATCCCCGTAGATGTGGCAGCGATTGCGGCCACGCTGGTCATGCTGCATCTCTTCTTCCGCAGGGACATTCCGGCGACGTATGACGTTTCGCTGCTGAAGACTCCTGCCAGTGTGATAAAGGATCCGGCAACGTTCAGGGTGGGCTGGATTGTCCTGTTATTTCTGCTTGTCGGTTTTTTTGTTTTGGAGCCTATGGGGATCCCGGTCAGTGCGATAGCGGCTACTGGCGCCGCGGTACTGTTTATAGTGGCGAAAAGAGGTCATGCCATCAACACCGGAAAAGTCCTGCGTGGTGCGCCATGGCAGATCGTTATTTTTTCGCTGGGCATGTACCTGGTGGTCTACGGCCTCCGCAATGCAGGGCTCACCGAGTATCTGTCAGGCGTGCTAAACCTGCTGGCAGAAAAGGGGTTATGGGCAGCAACGTTTGGCACCGGCTTCCTGGCCGCGTTCCTGTCGTCGGTGATGAACAATATGCCGACAGTGCTGATTGGCGCGCTGTCGATTGATGGGAGTATAGCGACTGGCGTCGTCAAAGAGGCAATGATTTATGCCAACGTGATCGGCTGCGATTTAGGCCCGAAAATCACCCCGATTGGCAGTCTGGCAACCCTGCTTTGGCTGCATGTGCTTGCCCAGAAAAATATAACGATTACCTGGGGATATTACTTCCGCACGGGCATTATCATGACTCTGCCCGTGCTGTTTGTCACTCTGGCCGCGCTGGCGTTGCGGCTCTCCATCACTTTGTAATGAGATACAGATATGAGCAACATTACCATCTATCACAACCCTGGCTGCGGTACTTCTCGCAACACGCTGGAGATGATCCGCAATAGCGGCAACGAACCGACGATAATTTATTATCTTGATACGCCACCGACCCGTGATGAGTTGATTAAACTTATTTCAGATATGGGAATTACGGTGCGTGCATTACTGCGTAAGAATGTTGAGCCTTATAAACAGTTGGGTCTTGATGAAGAGAAATTTAGTGATGAGCAGTTGATTGATTTCATGCTTCAACACCCGATCCTGATTAATCGGCCGGTAGTCGTTACGCCGCTTGGCACTCGTCTTTGCCGCCCTTCAGAAATAGTGTTGGATATTCTACCGGAAGGTCAGAAAGGAGTGTTTACCAAAGAGGATGGCGAGAAAGTCATTGACGCAATGGGGAAACGGGTTAAGTAATCTGCCCACTTCAAAATATCGGACGCCTGTTAATGCTTTGCGGGCGTCCGCTTTCGCTCGCAGCGGACCTTCAGCTCAGGCAGCAATGTCCGCTGAGTGCCAGAAGCGGACTTTACTCTCTTACATTTTACGGAATGTGAGCGCGCTACAAATGTGGATCAAGGCTCCAGATACCGCGAGCCAGTGAAGCGTACTACTTCGATATGTCCGGCCGTAACGAAAAATAAACCTTGTCAATTCAACCCGCTACGGCGGGTTTTTTTATGCAACTACGGATAGAAAAGTTAACGATTCGTGCTCTTATGATATTGAACATTAATCGGTATAGGTGTACTGTTTATTTATACAGCATTTCGATGCAGAGGTTACTATGAGAATTGAAATCACAATCGACCGCAAAAAAAACCTTCCGGATGGGGCTGAGCCTGCGCTGGAAGAGGAACTTTTACGGAGGTTAAGCCAGAAGTATGAAGGCTGCAAATTATCAATTCGCCGTGCAGGGGCTGACGGATTGAGTGTTTTGGGTGGTATTGACGGCGATAAAGAAACGATTGAAGAAATCCTGCAGGAAACGTGGGAAAGCGCCGACGACTGGTTTTACTGATTCACTTTTTATGGTGGCGGGCATTTCCCAAAGTGTCGCAGTAAGCGTTGCCCTTTGTGGCTGCTACCATGCTTTTTAAATGCGTCTGCATGCCGCTCTGGGGAGGTAATGTGAGTAATGGTTTAGAGGTTCCAGATGATCATTCCTGGTATGACGTTGTCAGGAGATCAGACGGAGCTATTCTTTTTAGCTTCCCCTCCGCAGGAAGACATTTAATTTACAGAGCGAATGGCGTGGTTTCTATGCGACCACTGCTGCCCGACGAAGAAATCTTTACGCTCAACGGATTTATGAGGTTTGCTGAACGTCTTGGCTACCGCATTATCACACCTTCTGATAATATGAAATCAACGGTCTGAACAGCCGTTAACCTACTGCGCCACGGAGAGAAACCATGGCGCAATTGCACTTAATAAAGCAGTCACAAGGCATACTGATCCCTGCCACGCAGGAGACCAGCGAATTTCTGCAATCAAAATGCAGGCTCGGCGCCGTCCTGGAAGCCGACTATAAACTCGTCCGTAACCCGGCGTTTCATCGCCGCTACTTTGCTTTACTCAATCTCGGCTTTGACTACTGGGAACCTACCGGCGGAGCGATCTCATCCAATGAGCGCAAGCTTGTGTATGGCTACGCCAGTTTTCTAGCCGCCTATGGCGGTAACGAATCAGCCCTTCTTGATGCCGCAGAACAATACCTCGATCGCGTAGCCGAGAAACGCGCCGGCAGCATCAGCATCTGTAAATCTTTTGACGCCTATCGGACGTGGGTCATTGTCGAGGCAGGGCATTTTGACGCCATACAACTGCCGGACGGCACGCTAAAAAAACATCCCCGTAGCATTTCTTTCTCCAGTATGGACGACACCGAGTTCCATGAATTGTACAAGGCGTCGTTGGATGTTCTCTGGCGCTGGATACTCTCCCGTTCATTCAACAGCCAGATGGAAGTCGAGAACGCCGCAAACCAGTTACTGAGCTTCGCGGGGTGATGACGATGAAGAAATCATGGTTCGCACACACCGAATGCACAACAGCCCAGGCAGACGAGCTGGTGGCTAAATACCGGCAGCGGGGGATCAAGGTTGAACGCAGTTTAAACCCAGACTTTCTAACCTGGACCGTAAGCGCGCAGCTGGTGGAGGACAAGAACCCTCCGCGCCCGGATTCCCGCTGGCGTAATCGGATGTGGGGGTGATTATGGTCAAAAAAGAGAAATGCCTCTTCTGCGGAAAACCCGCAACTCTTTACTGTGATGGGATCATCGGTTGGGATGCTGACAAGGATGAAAATCATCACCTTTCCAATGCCCGTGGGATGTTTACCTGCGATGCGCCAATGTGTGCGGAGTGCGGAACTTGGCACGGCAATATGTTTTTCTCAGGCAAAGCGGGTGGAATGGAAACTCGCGATTACTGCCCGCTTTGTCAGGCGCTGCACGTAAACGGTGATGTTATCCGTGAGGACCAGCACCGCAAAGGGAAGGTTATTCGTGAACCGGTACTCATGGAAGAGCAGGCGGCAATAATCCGTAAAGCTCACTGGAACAGCTATCTGAATGAGCACCGTCGGGAACTGAACGCAATTCAGGGAGGTGGACAACAATGCCTCCCATTCTGAAAAAGAAACCCCGCCGCAAATGCGCCGTATGCCGGGAATGGTTCCATCCAAACCGTGACGGCCAGTTTGTCTGTTCATTCGAATGCGCCAGTGCCCACGGCAAAGCCGCGAACGATGCCGCCAAGACCGCCGCTCAGTTGAAGGTCAAACAGTTGCAGAAGAAGGCAGAGAAGAGCGAACGTAAGCGCCAGGCAGAACGCCGAATGGCTGTGAAGCCGATTAGCTACTTCATCAAGCAGGCTCAGCAGGCATTCAACGATTTCATCCGGTACCGGGATCGGCATCTGGTGTGCATCAGCTGCGACCGCCACCACGATGGCCAATATCACGCAGGGCACTTCCGCACGACCGGGGCTAACCCAGAACTGCGTTTCGACGAGGATAACTGCCATAAACAGTGCTCCGTCTGCAATAACCACCTGTCCGGAAACCTCACCGCATATCGCCCGGCGCTGATCACAAAAATCGGCCAGGCGCGTTTTGACGCCCTGATGGGCCCGCACGTATTACCCAAATGGAGCAGGGAAGACTATATCCGGATCCGCGACGAATACCGGGCGAAACTCCGCGACCTAAAAAAGCAGGAGGTCGCGTGAATCCTGAATTTATCGAAGCAATCCGCCAGCGCTGGCAACGTTTGAACCTCATCCGTTATCGGGGCTCATTCCCGGTGGCATATCGCATTCTAAGAAACCAAATTTGCAGTCATAAAGCAGGGGAATCATTGTGAAACTTGAAGCCTTACCGAAATTTTTCTCACCAAAATCGATGATGCCCGGTGCTGTACCATGCGGGATCACCGCTGATACGTTAACGATTACCGACGTCATGGCTGCCCTGGGGCTGGCAACATCAAAATCGGCGATAGGTATCGAACTCTACCTTGCAAAAGCGGGCGTTCTGGCGCCGGATAATATAATCGCTTTTATCATTGAGCTTGCTACTCAGCGCGCCAACCGGAGCAGGCCTCTTCAGGCTATGGAAGAAGAGTTGCGGAGTGAGTTCTTGCGCATACTTGCTGGATACGTTTTCCGGGACTATTCGCTGAGCGCAGCCAGCAAGGTTACATGCAGTAGTTGCGACGGATCCGGGTTCATTGACGCAGAGGTATTCACCAACAAAGTGACTTATCCGGATGGAAAGCCCCCGAAGTGGGTCAAGGTCACAAAGGGGATCTCTCCGTCCGACTGGGAAGAGGTGAAAACTGTGCGTGAGCAGGTAAGGGTAATCTGCAAAGCGTGCAACGGGAAGGGTAGCACAAAGAACGAATGCCGCTGCCGTGGCCGTGGCGAGGTACTTGATAAAAAAAAATCTGAGCTACAGGGACTTCCTGTTTTTAAGCAATGTCCTCGTTGCAGCGGGCGGGGCTACCCGAGATTAAAAGACACGGAGGTATTCAAGGCGCTGGGAGTTACAGAAACCACCTGGCGCAGAAACTTCAAATTATTCTTCGATAGGCTGGTGGAGTTCTGCCACGTTGAAGAATCCTTTGCAGAAAAGATGCTCGAAAGAGTTACGAGATGATTTTATAACAGGCTATTGCAAACGTGGCGGAAATTGGCTAATCTCGGTTCAACGATGGGATATTTCGCCCACGTTAAAGACATTTAGACCCCGCTACGGCGGGGTTTTTAACAACAGAGCGCAGGACGTGTTCTTCTACTTCAGAGGTCACCATGTCTGCTGACGCTAAAAGATTTGTCCAATTTGTGTCATTTGATGATTGTTCATGTAAAACATATTCTTACATTGTTGAATTTCAGGTAATCCTATCAAATTCTAAATTGGTGTATGTACACATCTGCGACTTAGAGAGTAAGAAAATAATGGGGCGCTGGTATCCGTTAAATTTCTTATCATCGTTGGCAACCCAGATTTCAGAACTAAAGGAAAAACCAGTATTTTTTATGCCTAAGCGCATGCAAGAAATATTGCAATCTTAATCCTAAATTAGAATTAACAAAGGCTCGCATTCGCGGGCCTTTTTCATATCCGCGTCACGCCCGGCGCATAAACCTGCAGAGCTTTTCGGGGTGAGCCTTTGGAGCGGTTATCGTCGCTATGCTGGTGGCCTGCCGGCGCTGGCCTTTTAAAAGAAAAACCTGACACTGTGCAAAAGGCATCTGCGGGTGCCTTTGACAGAGTGCTTTCTATTGACGATGAGAATGATGTCGTCATAAATTATTGGTGTGGTGAATCCCCCTGTGCGGAGGGGCGGAAACAGCTTAAATGGAATCCTTATGATTCACTCGGACCGCAAGCCACGGTTGCTGACCAAAGGCTTACTGAGAGGCACTCAGCACCACACCCACTTTTGAGCCCACGTTAACGCGTGGGCTTTTCTATTTCAGGCTCACGGGAATCATCTACGACGTGCTTTGTTGATCGTGAAGCCTGACCCCTTTCAAACACACAGCGCCATCCGTCATTACGGAGGTGAGGCTATGACCAAAATGAGCACCATTTACAGCAGACTCTCATACGGCACCGGGACCGCGCTGACGGGCTGCGGTGTCTCAGCAAAGGCTTATGCCGACGTGGCAAAAACAGAGGTATGGATTTTGGCCGACAAAGTGGCGGGTATGAGCCTGAGTGACTGGGCGATCGTTGTCGGTATTGCATGCACTGTTATTACCTGTTGCGTGAACTGGTATTACCGGCGTAAAGAGCGGGAGGACCGGCTTAATGGCTATGTCAACAAAGCTGAGGAATAGCGTTATCGCGGCCGTTGGTGGTGGTGCTATTGCTATTGCGTCAGCGCTGATCACCGGCCCGACCGGTAACGATGGTCTGGAGGGAGTGCGGTATAAGGCTTACAAAGATGTCGTAGGTGTGTTGACGGTATGCCACGGACACACGGGAAACGATATCCTGCTCGGTAAAACCTACACTGAGGCGGAGTGTCGCGCTCTGCTCAACAAAGACCTGAACACCGTCGCCCGCCAGATTAACCCGTATATCAAACAGCTGATCCCCGAAACGATGCGTGGGGCGCTGTACTCGTTCGCGTATAACGTCGGCGCTGGCAACTTCCAGACCTCAACGCTGCTGCGCAAAATCAACCTGGGCGACCAGAAAGGTGCATGCGACCAGTTACGCCGTTGGACCTATGCCGGCGGTAAAGAGTGGAAGGGCCTGGTAACGCGCCGCGAGATTGAGCGCGAAGTGTGTTTGTGGGGGCAGAAATGAAATATATCCCATCGGCTATTTGCATGGCTGCAGCAGGATTTATTGCTGCTAACGGGCATGACGGATGGGGTTGGTTCCTTTTCGTTGGGGTAATTCTCCTATGAGCCGCATAACCGCCATTATCAGCGCCGTGGTTATCTGCCTGATAGTCAGCCTTGGGTGGCTGGCTAATCACTACCACGACAACGCCACAAAGTTCAAAGAGCAGCGCGATAAAGCCACTGAAAAACTCAGCTTGGCTAACGCCACCATCACCGACATGCAGACCCGTCAGCGCGATGTCGCTGCGCTGGATGCCAAATACACGAAGGAACTAGCCGATGCGCAAAACACCATTAGCGATTTGCGTAGGGATGTCGATTCTGGCCAGCGCAGGTTGCAACTCAACGCAAAATGTCCCGCGAACGGAGCGACCGCAGCCGGCGGCTTGGGCGATGCTGCCGGCCCCCGACTTACTGACTCCGCTGAGCGGGATTATTGGAGTCTCCGAGCCGGAATCGCCACCATCACAGGGCAAGTGAGCTACCTGCAGGAATACATCCGCACGCAGTGCCTGAGGTGACCATGCTTCTACTCTTCATTCTCCTGTCGATATGGCTCTGTCAACTACCGGAGAGGCCGGACTGGCTAGCAGCCAGTCCATATATCTCTACGCTGGCCCACTCAACTGAGTATCCAGCACGCAGTAAGGGGCTGCGCTGAGATAAGAGCCGCTACAAGAATCGCCTCGCAATAGCGGGGCTTTTTACTAACCGAGGAGTTCCAATGACCGTACGTGCAAAATTTCAATGTAACAGCATCAATAAATCGCCGGATAATTCTACTGCTGTCGTCCACCTTATCGCGGTAACGACTGGCAGCACGGAGAACGAAACCTGGTCGAAGTATACCCCCAGCGGTCAACTTCAAATGGTCATCTCTAACCCTGCAGCAGCAGAACAGTTTGAGCAGGGTAAAGAGTATTTCATCGATATCATCCCGGCTGAGTAGGGCATTACAGAGCCACCTTGCGAGTTGGCTCGATAATGTTCTCCACAACGTATAGAGAGTGCCGGTTTAAATCTTGAAAGTGGACAGTAGTTTCGTTTACCTGAACTGAAGCCTAAGTGTCGATCAAGCTTCAGGAGAACAGTTAATCAGTTACTTAATAGGTTTACTTTCAGAGGGAAGGAAAATGTTTCCGCAGTAGGGACAGATTAACGTTACATCATTTTTTATTCTCGATAGTGTGTATGTTGACTGGCGAGAGCAGTGAGGGCAGGTGCTTTTTAAAGGTCTGAGTGTACGTATCTTGTCTTTGAGCGTCGACATGGAGTTTATCCTTAGTGAGTGATTGCTAACCATACACTATAGGACAGGGGATAGCTCACTTTATAACCTTCCTTGCCCTGTGGTTACTTGCTTTTTGTGCGAGGGATATGGCAACAAATGACTAAAGCTAATTTCGTTAGGAAAAAGCTATTACCGAAACGCTGCACCAGCTCAATTGTAAGTAAACCATCCAACGGATTTTTAACGGTTTTCACTGAGTGACTGTGATAATGTCCAAACAACATCAGGGGCCGTCACATGATCTCATGCGATGAAGTTTAGGACCATGGAAGGTCAAATTTACGGATTTTCGCAAAAAAATGACTATTCACAGTGATATCGAGGCATATTTCTTACTTCTACTCAGCATGTGGCCAGTGTTGATAACTTTGTGTATCGCAATGTCTTTAGCTTTTTACGGTGTGTTAATGCGTAAAACTTCAATTATTTTCATAGTGCTTGCAATGGCTATTGGTGTATTGGGCTGGTTCTATACGTGACTGAGCCAGTAAGGTTTCGAATAAATAAACAAAGACCAAGGTCGCTGATGCGGCTTTTTTATTGGCCATACAGGAGCCATTCCAAAAATAAGAAAACATGAGATTGTTAAGGGTATTGCTTTGTCTTATGTTTAAGGCGTCAAGTTAACCTAAAGGAACAATTATCATGTCTAAACGTCGCACTCTCAAAACTGCACTGGCGGCGGTTATTTCACTTGCTGTGCTTGCTGCTCCTGTTTACGCAAACCCAGGTAATGGTAATGGCGGAGGTGGGCATGGTAACAGCGGCGGCGGTGGCAATCATGGCAATAGTGGCAACCACGGGAATAGCGGAGACCACGGGAATAGCGGAGACCACGGGGACAAAGCTCAGGGGAACGGTAAGTCAGGTGATGAACATGGAAATCGTAAAAATTACGGTAAGCCAGACCATGTAGACTCAGACATCAGCTTCTCTCGAGCACGTTCTTTGGCGGTGAACTACGGGTTGGTTGGTTATCAGGCTTTGCCGCCGGGGATTGCTAAGAACTTAGTGCGTGGCAAGCCGTTACCTCCGGGGATTGCAAAGAAAACGCTTCCAGCATCGATGATCAACGACCTGCCATATTATCCTGGTTATGAATGGCGAGCAGTTGGTGATGATTTGGTATTAGTCGCATTAAGTACGGCTATCGTTACTTCAGTAATCAACGGTGTTTTTGACTAAAATATCTATGATAGATGCGCCCTGTAGGGCTATTTAATGTCATCACAAAGGCCACCTCCGGGTGGCTTTTTTAATGGCATTACAGAAGGTACTACGAATAGTGACTTCGGTAATGCTCCCCACATCGCACAGAGGTAAGAAATGGCAGAAATCACAGATGCAGAACAAATCCGCCTTAACCTTCTTTCCGTCCTGAACTACGACACAGCAGCCGCTGCTAAGGCGATTGCATTCGTACAGGACAGTCAGTTGAAGTATCAGATTTTCATCCAACAGTACAACCGGGTTGTAACCGAATCGGAAGTGGTAGCTAAGACCATCAAAGCGATTCAGGAAGCGACTGAAGCGCTGGCGCTGTTTGATACCGCTGCCGAGCAGTCCAGCTAGGGCATTACAGCAGGCATTCAATGAGTGCCTGTGATAATGTCCTTGTTATTTCCCATGGAATCCCCATTTACATCATGTTACCTGCCATAGTGGCCGGGACAACTATAGGGGATTGGAATGTTAGATAACTATACGGTAAAAAGTTCTGAGGATCGTGACAGGTTGTTGGCTGTTAAGGCAGCACTGGAAATAGCTAAGGCCTCTGTTGGTAATACAGGAGCAAGCACCATTTCTAGAGTAGATGATGATTTGAAAGCTGTGTCTGAACAAATTAGTAACCTTGCAGATGCTATTCAAGCAGCTATCGCCAAGAGCTGAGAACAAGTTGAGTTATTAGAAACCCGCCATGGCGGGTTTTTTTGTTTCTGGAGGGAGCAATGGCAAAGTCGGACTGGGGCGAGCTTCAGCAACGGTTCCTGTCCGATCATGCCAAGACAGGCATAACACTCGAAGAGTGGTGCAAGGAGCGGGGACTAAAGGTCAACACTGCGCGCCGATACATCAAAATAAAAACTGCGCAAAATGCGCAAAAAAGTGCGCAAAAAAGTGCGCAGAAGAAATTGCGCACTGCGCAAAAGGAAAACTGCGCAGAAGAGCTGGTGGACGATGACGGTCTTACTGCCCAGCAGCGTTTATTTGTCGCGGAATACCTGAAGGACAATAACGCTACGCAGGCCGCCATTCGTGCCGGGTACAGCAAAAAGACCGCAGAACAAATCGGTTATCAGCTGCTTCAGAAAACTTCAGTTGCGCAGGGCATTGCGCAGCAGCAGAAAGCGTCCATAGTGCGCACGCTCGGCAGCGCGGATGAAGTGCTCGAACAGATGTGGCAGCTTGCCACCTTCGATGCCAATCAGCTTTCACAATATCGCCGCGGGGGGTGTCGTTACTGCTGGGGCTTTGGTCACCAGTATCAATGGCGTGATGCCGTTGAGTTCGATGAGGCTGGAGAGGAAGCCAAAGCGAAGAAAAGAACCGCCCCGCGAGATGATGGCGGCTATGGTTACGACCACTCCAGCGAGCCAAATCCCGCATGCCCCCGTTGCAATGGTGACGGCATCGGGCAGCCGTTCTTCGCTGACACGCGCAAACTGGCACCGGATGCTGCGCTTGCCTATTCCGGCGTGAAGCTCGGGAAAAATGGCGTAGAGATAACCGCCATCAGCCGTGAACGAATGTACGAGGCTGTGATGAAACGCCTCGGCCTGGCTGACAGTGAATTTGCTCAGCGCCTGCAGCAGATTGAAATCGAGCGCCGGCAGCTGGAGGTCGAAAAATTACGTAAGGAACTCGCAGCTGATCCGGAAGATGACGAACCAACGCCGGTAGCAATCAATATCAACGTCGTGGATGCGAGAGTGGAGGGAGACGATGATATCGCCGACGCTTAACATCCCTCAGGCCCGATTCCTCGCAATGGAGCACAAATTTAAAGCCTACGTGGCCGGGTTTGGATGCTTGCGGGGAAGTACGCCTATAGTTACAGAATTTGGGATTATGCCCATTCAGGAAATAACTCGGCCAATGCGAGTTTTATCATGGTCGGCTGAGAATAATCGATTTGAGCTTTCGCTAAGTGGTGGTGCGTACCCAAAAGGTGTGGCGAATCTATACCGAATTGTGACGCAGCGAGGAGAATTTGTAGCAAGCGGACATCACCGCATTCTCTGCGCTGACGGTAGCTATCGATCTGTGGATAGTTTGGACGAATCGGTGAAGGTATTTGCATCTTCGCAAAGCCTTCTGCTGACCAGTTTGGCCTCTGTCCCGAGATCGTTGCACGCAGGTGATCAGCGTTTGAATCAAAAACTCGCAGATTGCTTGGGACGTTATGCAGATGAAGCCCGTCGATATGGTCAACTACTTCTGTCGGCAGCAGATAACGCCCGAGTTTCTTCTCGGCAATCATACGATGCTCTGATATCAGACCGGTACGGCGCGCATGTGGATGATTCGCTGGCGCTTGAACAATGGCATACCCATCCAGATCAACAATACGGCCGCCGCGAAAGCCGTGATTATGCTCCCCGCTTCGGGCACCTTGAGGTAGGCGCTCAGCATTGTGAACCCGGAGAACGTTTTGAACGTGCTTTTCCGTGCAACCAACCTTCTCTGCGATCTCTGCTGACGTTCTGCAGCCATCAGCAAGAGCAAGAATTTTGTCTTTCGCGCTTTCCCGCGGAGCTGGCTTCTGACGCTGTTTCAGGGTTAGTCCGTACCGAGATATACAGCGGTAAACATGGCTGCGGTCACAACCAGCTAACGCAGCCACTTCCGAAACAGTTCGGTCTGGATGTGCCAAATCGCAAATTACATGGTCTAGAGGCGTCAAAATTAAACTCCTTAATCGAAACCTGCAACATATTGAGTGTATCACGGCTGTCTAAAGCTGAGCCATATTTTGACCTCCAGGTGCTCGACAATAACTGCTACGTTACTGCTGACGGGGCGATTCATCATAACAGCGGTAAGACGTGGGTTGGTTGCGGTGGCATCTGCAAAGGAATGTGGGAACACCCTAAAATCAACCAGGGCTACTTTGCCCCGACGTATCCGCAGATCCGCGACATCTTTTATCCCACTGTTGAAGAGGTGGCCTTTGACTGGGGGCTGAATGTCAAAATCAACGAGGGGAACAAAGAGGTTCACTTCTATGCCGGGCGACAGTATCGAGGAACCACGATCTGCCGCTCGATGGAAAAGCCACAAACCATCGTTGGTTTTAAAATCGGTAACGCGCTGATTGATGAGCTGGATGTGATGCCTGCCAAGAAGGCGCAGTTAGCCTGGCGAAAAATCATTGCCCGTATGCGTTACAACATTCCCGGTCTGAGAAACGGAATAGACGTCACCACGACACCGGAAGGGTTTAAGTTCGTCTATCAGCAGTTCAAAAAAGCGGTACGCGATAAACCTTCGCTCTCAACGCTATATGGACTGGTTCAGGCCTCAACCTTCGACAACGAAAAGAACCTGCCGGCGGACTACATTCCATCCCTGATGGAGTCTTATCCGCCGGAGCTAATTAAAGCGTACCTGCGTGGCCTGTTCACCAACCTGACCAGCGGCACGATTTACCACCAGTTCGACCGCAAGTTGAATAACTGCAAAGAAGAAGAGCAGCCCGGCGAGCCGCTTTATATCGGTATGGATTTTAACGTGGGGAAAATGGCCGGCATTGTTCACGTTCTCCGCCTCGGGCTTCCCTGTGCAGTAACGGAAATCATCAAGGCTTATGACACCCCGGACATCATTCGCATCATCAAAGAGCGGTTCTGGCTGTATGACGGCCATGACTACCGAAAGGTGCGTGAAATCTACATTTACCCAGATGCTTCTGGCGATTCTCGGAAATCAGCTCATGCCAGCACTACGGATATCGCCCAGCTTAAGCAGGCCGGTTTCAACGTGATCGTGAACAATTCAAACCCGCCGGTAAAAGACCGTATCAATTCGATGAATGCCATGTTCTGTAACGGCAACGGTGAGCGTCGCTACAAAGTAAATGTGAAGCGGTGTCCGGTCTATACGGAATCTCTTGAGCAGCAGGTATGGGGTGAAAACGGCGAACCTGACAAAAAAGCCGATAACGATCACCCCAACGATGCCGGCGGCTACTTCATCGTGAAACAGTTCCCGATCATCAAACCGACAGGCAAATCAACACCACTTCGGATGTAAAACCATGCCAGATATTTCAACACCCAATCTCGATTACAACGACATGATAGAGGCGTGGGATATCAACGATGCGTTGATGGGCGGCACGCTCGAAATGCGGCGCCAGGGGGCGACGTATCTCCCTAAGTGGCCTAACGAAGACCCTGACAGCTACAAAGAACGATTAGCGGTTGCAACCTTGCTCCCTGCCTATGAAGAAGCCATTAAACAGAATATTGGGCGGGTATTTGCTGAGCCCACGGTTCTGAGTGAAGACACGCCTGAAACAATACAGGAGTTGGCGCCTGATATTGATATGGAAGGAAACAGGATCGATGTCTGGGCACAGCAATTTTTCAGTATCGGATTCCAGTATGGTCTGGTGCATGCGCTGGTGGATTTCCCGAAGGTTGACCCGGAGGCAGTAAAAACCAAAGCCGACGAAAAAGCAGCAGGCTCACGCCCATATGCCACGATGCTCAATCCCCGGCAGGTTATCGGTTGGAAGTCGAAAGTGGCCAAAGGGAAGGTGGTGCTGACCGACCTGCGTATTAAAGAGGTGATCGTTGTCGATGGCGAAGATTACGGGCAGACAAAGGTGGAGCAAATTCGCCATATCATGCCCCGCAAAGTCGAAATTTATCGCCGTAACAAGGGGGATAACGGCGAAAGTCAGTGGCAACTTCACGACGAGTGGGAAACCAGCCGTGATGATATTCCCCTGGTGACGCTCTACACGAAACGAACAGGATTTATGCGCGGCTCTCCACCGCTGCTAAACCTAGCATTGCTGAACATCAAACACTGGCAGAGCCAGAGCGAGCAAGACAATATCCTGCATGTTGCGCGAGTGCCGCTGCTGGTGGCTTACGGTCTGGCCGATAACGAAACGTTAACGATCGGCTCTTCTACTGCGACTCGTTTCGAAGACCGCCAGCGGCAGGGCTTGGAATATGTCGAACATACTGGCGCGGCCATCAGCTCCGGGAAAACCTCACTGGAAGACCTGGAAAACCAGATGCGCCAGGCTGGGGCAAAGTTGCTGCGCGCCGAAAACACCTCAACCAAATCTGATGACCAGACGCATGAAGAGCACATGCAGGAGAATTCACCTCTTTATACGATGGCAAGCTCACTGGAAGACGCACTAGATAACATCCTGCAGATCATGGCGGAATGGCTGGACGAAAAAGAGGGCGGTAATGTTGATGTGCGTACCGAGCTGGATGTTTCGGCACAGACATTCGACTCTGCGACCGCGACGGCGGTTCAGTCACTTCGGCAGGGTGGAGATATTCGCCAAATTGATGCGGTTCGCGTGCTTCAGGCACTGAAATTCATCGACCCGGACGCGAAACCGGAAGAGGTGATCGACGAACTGAGGAACCAGCAGGTGACGCTGGCCGGCGGCCTGAATAATCCAGGTGGTTGAGATGGCAACGGCGAATGAAAAACTCAGTGACGAAAGCCTGGCTCACGCGATTTGGGTGAGTCAGTACAGTACTGGCGTCGCGGACAGGATGATAAAAATCCTGAATGACAGCGACACAGAACTGACGGTCCGGCTGCTGGTGGCGATGGATACTCTCGATGCTGAAAGTTTCACGGTGTCGAGGCTCGAATCTCTGCTGGTCAGCGTCAGGGCACTAAATCGTGATGTGGTGCAGTCGATGAGCGAAAGCCTTGCCGGTGAGCTGCAGGAGTTGGCGCATCATGAGGCAGGATTTCAGTTAAGTCTCTTCCAGTTTGCGATCCCTGATGATGTGCTGGCGCTTCATCCGCTGGTGGGCATTTCCCCGGACGCCGTTTATGCCGCGGCAATGGCCCGACCGTTTCAGGGGCGGTTACTAAGCGAGTGGGCCAGCAGCCTTGAAGCCGACCGTATGACACGCATCACCAATACCGTCAGGCAGGGCTTCCTGCTGGGCGATACAACGGAGCAGATTGCGCGTAAGGTTCGCGGCCATGCTAACCGTGGCTACCAGGACGGCGCGCTGCAAATGAGCCGGTCAAACGCCGGCAGTATTGCCAAAACAGCTGTAGGGCATCTGGCGGCAACTGCGCGCCAGAGTTTTGCGACGGCGAACGACGACATTCTGAAGGGCAAGCAGTGGCTATCCACTTTGGATAACCGGACATCAAAAGATTGCCGGATTCGTGACCGCCTCAAATACACCCTGGATGGTAAACCCATCGGCCACAAAATCCCCTACCTGCAGGGGCCGGGGAAAATTCACTTTTGCTGTCGCAGCGTCGAAACGTACATCCTTAAATCTGCGGACGAGCTCGGTATTGCCGTAGGTCAAATATCAGATAGCTCCCGCGCCAGCATGGATGGTCAGGTGCCTGCGGATACCGATTATCAGGGCTGGTTCTCGCGACAATCATTCACGCGGCAGTCCCAGATTGTCGGCGTGACGCGCGCCAGGCTGATTCGTGATGGAGGCATGTCTCCTGATGAGTTCTACAACGACAGGGGCGAATGGTTGACGCTGGACCAGCTACGGGAACATGACGAAAAGGCATTCAGTAACGCCAGGCTTTAATTCTCCATACAACCTCAAACAGGCTGCTTCCAGGCGGCCTTTTTTATTGCCGCAATCCGGATGGTGAGCGGTGCAACGGTCGGATGACCCTGAAAAGGTATCAACATGAAACTGAAGACAGCAGAAGTAAACGGCAAGCAGTATGCAGAAATTGACGCGAGCGGTCTGCCCGTCTACGTCCACGACGACGGCCAGGAGGTCGGTTTTGATGCCGTCCAAGCGGTGGGGAAAATTTCAGCCCTGAATGGTGAGGCAAAATCTCATCGTGAAGCCAAAGAGGCTGCCGAAGCCAACCTGGCTAAATTTGCCAAAATCGGTGACCCAACTAAGGCTCTCGAAGCGCTCGACATGATGACTAAAATCGACCAGAAAAAGCTGATCGATGCTGGCGCCGTTGACCAGGTGAAAGCGGATATCACCGCATCGTTCCAGACTCAGCTCGATGAAGCCACTCAGCGCGCGACCACCCTTGAAGGCCAGCTCTATCAGGAAATGATCGGCGGTCGGTTCTCTGGCTCGAAATTCATCGCAGATAAAGTGGCAATTCCGTCCGACATGCTTCAGGCCCGCTTTGGTCAATCGTTCAAGGTCGAGGATGGCAAAGTCGTTGCCTACGACGGTACAGGCAACAAAATTTATTCCCGCTCTAAGCCGGGCGAGTTGGCGGCCTTTGATGAGGCGCTGGAATTCCTGGTAGAGCAGTACCCGCAGAAAGACCACATCCTGAAGTCCAGCGGGAATCAGGGTGGTGGCTCTCGCCAGTCTCAACATGCACTCGGGCAGAAAACGATGAAACGCGATGCGTTCTCCAGTCTGAGCCCGGTGGAGCAGCAATCGACCCTCAAAGACGGTATTACCGTCGTCGATTAATTCTTTTGCCAGTCGCCGGATGGCGGCTGGTGCCAGAGCTGGATAGCTCAACAACCCTAAATCTTAATCTCCAAGGAAACCATGCACATGGCTAACACGCTTACCGGGTTGATCCCGACTATCTTTACGGCTCTGGATACCGTATCTCGCGAGCAGGTCGGTTTTATCCCGGCCGTATCGCGCAATGCCAAAGCTGATGCGGCGGCGAAAGACCAGACAGTAACCGCTCCTGTTGCGCCAGCGGCAACTACTGTCGATATTACGCCAGGAGCCACGGCGCCGAATGACGGCGACCAGACGATCGGCACCGTTGATGTCAAAATCACTAAATCCAAAATGGCTCCGGTCAAATGGAACGGTGAGGAACAGCTGGCGCTGGGGCCGGCGGGTTCATACAACACCATCCTTGCGGATCAGTTCAAGCAGGCGTTCCGCGCGCTGGCAAATGAGATGGACGCGGATCTTGCAGCTCTGTACTTCGCTTCCTCCCGTGCTGTCGGTACGGCCGGTACAGCTCCGTTCGGGGTCGCAGGTGATTTGTCTGATGCGGCAAACGCGCGCCAGGTCTTGTCCGATAACGGCTCCCCGACTACGGATCTGCAAATGATCCTCGGCTCATCGGCTATCGCTAACCTCCGCGGTAAACAGTCTGTCCTGTTCAAGGTGAACGAGTCCGGCACTGATGCGCTGCTGCGTGAAGGTATCGTGGGGCGTCTGGAAGGTTTCAACATCCACGAATCTGCACATGTTAAGAAACGTGCTGCATCTCAGGCTGCCGGGTATCTGGTGAATGGTGAAAAAGCTGAAGGCGAAATCCTGATTGCGATTGATACCGGGACTGGTGCTTTTGGCGCCGGTGACATCGTGACGTTTGCCGGCGACAGCAACAAATACCTGGTTGCTGCCGCGACCGCCACGACCATCACCCTGGCAGCTCCGGGCTTACGTCAGGCCCTGGCCGATAATGCCGCTATTACTGCTGGTGGTTCCTACACCGCAAATATGGCATTTGACCGCAATGCGTTCCTGCTGGCGGCTCGTACCCCGGCGATGCCGCAGGGCGGGGATACTGCTGATGACGTAATGAACGTTACCGACCCGGTATCCGGTATCACTTACCAGGTTGCGCTCTACCGTCAGTACCGCCAGGTGCGTTACGAAGTTGGTCTGTCCTGGGGCGTTGCGGCAGTTAAAACTGAGCATTCTGTTCTGCTGCTTGGTTAACAATTATGGGGCTTTGGCCCCATTCTTTTTTCTGGGGGTAATTATGGCTGGATTAACCAAAGAACAGCGCGCAGAACGCGCTGCAGGAAAACTAGCAACCGTACAGGTTGATACCAATACTCCTGCACCGCAGGCACCGCAGGCACCGCAGGCACCGCAGGCACCGCAGGCACCGCAGGCACCGCAGGCACCGCAGGCACCGCAGGCACCGCAGGCACCGCAGGCACCGCAGGCACCGCAGGCACCGCAGGCACCGCAGGCACCGCAGGCACCGCAGGCACCGCAGGCACCGCAGGCACCGCAGGCACCGCAGGCACCGCAGGCACCGCAGGCACCGCAGGCACCGCAGGCACCGCAGGCACCGCAACTGGTGGTGATGGTTACCAATTTCATGGCATTCCCCGGCGCGCCGACCACCGCAGACGTTCATCCTGACGAAGTGGAAAACTGGAAGGCGCACGGCTGGAAAGAAACGGAGTGAGCATGATTACGTTCATCACCGTAGAAGTCGTCGATTCGATTCTGGGCGCCACCTGGACGGATGAAAGCAAAAAAGCCAAATCTGTGCAGATGGCTAACACCTGGATGAATGGACTCAACCTGAAACTGCCATGCGATAAGGCAACTCACGAAACCATCATTCCTGACGATGTGAAGCAGGCTGGCGCCTATGCAGCGCTAGCGGCCTCGAATGGTGGCCTTTATCAGCAGAAAACCGATTCTGGTGTGTTGCTGAGTAAGACGGTGGATGCCGACGATGTCTCTGTTTCAAAGTCCTTTGCCGAGCTCGCCACCAATAGCACGGCATTGCTTGATTCTGATCTGCAGCTGGCGCTTGCAATGCTAAAGCCCTATGGCGTTAGTCAGTCTCAGGTGCGGCTGGTAAGGGGGTAGTATGGGCATTCGTGACGAGCTGCAGGTCGAAGTCGCAGCGGCCTTTGATACCGACCTGAGCGATGCGGTTAATGAGTTCACCGGCAGTTACATCGCTCGTGGCGCATGGGATCCGGTAACGGAAACCGGCAGCGAAACAGTGGTGACCTATTCAGGGCGCGGGGTTCTGGTGCGGTACAAACTCCGCCGTATCGATGGCGTTAACATCCTGCATGGTGACCTGAAATTAACCGCCCTGGTTAACGAAGTGAACGATAAGCCGGCAGTCGGGCATTTCATCAGGGCGCCGGACCCGATTACCAAGGTGCTACAGCGCTATGAAATTATAACGGCCGCTGCCGATTCCGCCGGGGCTGCGTACTCCATTCAACTGCGGAGGGCGTGATATGGCTAAGGGCTGGAATATCGACCCGGCGGCATTTGCCGGGCTGGTGGCCGAGGACATCAAGTTTCGCCAGCGAACTATCGCTATTCAGCTGCTGAATGAGATCGTTCAGCGGTCGCCGGTAGGAAATCCTGAGTTGTGGGCCATCAATGCCACCGCAGTCCAGTACAACAACGCGGTGGGCGAGTGGAACGAATCCCTGTATGCCGATCCTGCCAACCTGACGAAAACCGGGCGGCTCAGGAAGAAAGTGCAGGTTAATGACGGGATGGATATTAAGCGTCCTGTCGGCTACCGCGCTGGCACCTTCAGGGCGTCACATTTCGTGAGTATTGGCGCGCCTGATTATTCGGTACCGGTCGAACCTGACCCGCGGGGAACGATGACTTTTCTCAACGGCAAAAACATCATCGACCAGGCGCCGGCCTATTCGGTGATTTATATCCAGTCAAACCTTCCGTACTCCGTGCCTCTGGAGAATGGTCACTCAACACAGGCGCCGACTGGCGTCTATGCCGTTTCGTTTAATGGTGTGATTCAGGCCTACAAATGACCCTCACAGAAATCAGAAATGCTGTCATTTCCCGAATGGCGGCGCAGACCGCTATTGCCTCTGATGCGGTGGATTACCCCAATGGCCCGGTATTCGACCCCAGCGGTCGCAGCATCTGGGCCCGTCTCACCAACATATCAGGGCAGGCAGGTGCAACCGAAATCGGGGCGGGTCCAGTCGTTCACAGGACCGGCGTACTCATTATCCAGCTCTTCGTCCCGGTAGGTTCAGGCACGCTTCTGATTACCCAGACGGCGGACAAATTAACCGAGCTTTTCGAGTTTCAGGACGACGGAAAGCTGAGTTATTTCGCCGTCTCAGCTGTGCCCGCCGGTGAAACCGATGGCTGGTCACAGCTAAATCTTCAAATCCCTTATCGCGCTCTGTAGCGCACAAAAAAACAGGAGGCTCCTGTGAGCTCAGGTGCAAAAGTAGTATCCGCGGTAATTCGCGAGACAACCCCAGGCATCACACCTACTGCGGGCTCATGGAGTCTGCTACGTCGCACCTCGTTTGGTGTGAAGCCAACGCAGAACACCAATGATAACGACGAAATCGGCGGCGACCGCATGGCACAGGGCGTGTCCCGCGGTACGGTAGATGTCGGCGGCGATGTCGGCACGCGTTTCCGTTGGAATCAGCATGATGATTTCCTTGCCAGCTGCTTCGGTGCTGAATGGGTAAACAACGTGCTGACTATGGGCAACGGGCGCACCACTTTTTCTGTGGCCACTTATGCCGACGACGTGGGGATTGCCCAGATTGCCCGTGGCTGCCAGGTCGGTACATTCCAGATGGAAATCCCGGCCGACGGGGATATCACTGCGACCATCACGTTTGCCGGTCTGGACTGGGAAACGAAAGCGGACGACACCAGCTATTTCACCACGCCAGTGGATACCGCCGGCGCGCTGCGATATTCATTCAAGGAGGTCACAAATATTAGGCTGAATGGTGTTGATGGCGGTACCGGCTTCTGCGTCGATACCTTCAATATCCAGTTCAACAACAATATGCAGACCCAGCGCTGCGTAGGCACTGGTTCGGCGTTCGCCGGCGCCAATATACAAACGACTTTTACGCCGTCCGGGCAGGTCACTCTTTCGTGGTCAAAGGCGGCCTGGGAGGTCTACAAAAAAACCTTCACGGGCGAAACGGTGCCGTTCAGCTTCACCCTGGAGAATGCTGAAGGAGAATATACCTTCGATTTTCCTGAGGTTCAGATATCCGGCGACTGGCCGGACGCTGGCAATACCGATATCGTTCAGGTTCAGCTCGATATCACGGCTGCCAATACGCCGCCGACGATCACCCGCGTTCCTACCGTTCCGGCAACGGCTATTAGCGTAGCGCCGGCGACGTCTTCCGGTGCTATTGGCTCCACTGTGAACCTTACCGCCACTTTAACCCCGGCGGACTCCAGTGACACCGTTGTATGGACCTCTTCGGATCCAGCGATTGCCAGCGTGGTTTCAACCGGCCAGAAAACAGCGCAAGTCACCCGTAATGCTGCCGGTACCGCGACTATAACCGGCAAAGCACGGACCTTTACCGCAACCTCAGTAATTACCGTCACGGCCCCTTAATTTCCCTGACCCGTTCCGCTGAGTATCGCGGTTCGGGTTTTTTCATGGAGTTTTTATGCTGATCATCAACCAGAAAATTGACCTCAACGGCGAGCGCTGGTTTTTTCCATACAAAAAGCCTGAGGGCAGCAAAAAGAATTACACCCCAGAGGAAGAGTCGTTGTTTAAACTTCGCCTGTTGGTGGCCAGTAGCGAGAATCCTCAATATCGATCACGAAATGCGCTGGTCCGCCGCCATATTGATAAAATGGATGCTGGTTATCAGGTCGGCACCAAGAATTTTGAACTCGCCAGCGTGAGTGATATTGATTCCATTGACGATCTCCTGATTGATAACTGTGCGCGATACCTGCTGAAAGGGTGGGAAGGCGTGGGCGAGCTGGTGGATGGTGCGGAGGTTGCGATCGACTATACACCGGAACTCGGGGCCGCCATGCTGAAACAGCACCCGGCCCTATACTGGCTGATACTGGCTGAGGCCGCAAACATTGCTCAGGGTAAAGAGCAGCAAACTCAGGAGACCGTGGGAAAGCCTTAGAGGCGCAGAAGTGGTTAAGTGAGTTCGCTGGGGAAAAAGGAGACAAGGCGAAATGGAAACGTGAAAAGCTTGGCCTGCCTGCCATACCCGAACCTGAGATCGACGGTGTAACAGCAGAAATTCTTAACGCCTACGCCATTATATCCCGATCGCGGCAATACGCAGGAATGGCTGGCGTGCCGTTGCCACTTTCGCTGGGTGACATTGAGCGATATCTGGCGTCGCGTCCCATCCTGATTGACCGTACAGAGTTTGATGCTGCGATAATGGCGCTGGATGACGCCTGGCGCGATGTCTGGGCGACAGAGCAGAAGCGGCAGAGTAAAACCAAATGATCATCGCGTTGCCCAGCATAATTCATGTGTTAGGATATTTCCGATTGCAATCAAAGGAAGCATGGAATGAAAAAAATAATGGCAGTGGCATTAGGGGCGGTGCTTTTATCTGGGTGTACAACGCCGGCCCGCAACTATGTACCTCAAACTAAGCAAATCAGTATCCCGCCGTTAAACACCGTAACAACTACCTATGTTGGTGAGGATATGGTTAGGCAGGGAGTTGATGCTAGCATCGATGCAATTCATTTCAATCAGGCTGTGGTTATAGGCTCAATCGGTGTTTATACAATCCCGGCAGGGGACTACGTTAAGATTGGAGAGGATTCAAAATCCGAATTTTTCTCCAATGTAGAAAGAACATCTGGTGCAGTAGTTCCAAACCGTTTCATGGTTAATGATCCCACACAAAGCATACAGCTCATGAAGAATGGCGAAATTTGTATTGTCACGATCTACGGTGGGACCAAGTGCGATACAGGTAAGCCATTTACGAAAGTAAAATTCCAGACTGAGCAACAATCCTCCTTCCAGCAAACACTTATCTACAACGGAAAGGTGGGTAACAAAATTAATATTGGTTATAGAGAGTTTCAAGGGGGGATGGCTCGGGCCGCTTTCTCTAATGAAGTCGAGTACGATCTTTCTGAGTCCAAAACGATACGTTATAAGGGTGCGATACTGGACGTAATGGATGCCAATAATCAATCAATTACCTTTAAATTGACGAAAAACTTTAATACAAATTAGTAACTCTGGCCCATGGTTGGGCTTTTTCTTATGGGGGAAGGGGCGTGAAAAAGGTTTTGGTGGTCGGCCTTAGTTTAATGGCATTGTTGGGCTGTGATGACAAGTTTCAAATATCTAAGTTGCTTCCCCCTAAAGATCCGCTATCTATTGCTGAGATGATAGCCACCGGTCAAGAGGAAATGGCTTCCGAATGTAAAAAAGGTGATGTTTCTTTTAACTGCGAATTTCTTACTGGCGATTTGACCGGGACAGGAAAATGGCATCATACCAAGCTGTACCTGCATAATAGTGGGCGGGCAGATATGATTATTGACGGTAATGCTTACTATCAAAGTGATATCAGCAGTAACACCTTTGCCGGCCAGGAGACCACTTCTTTCACGATGAAAGGCGTAGGTGGAGAGCATGGCAAAGTAAATGTCGTGAGATCCAACGAAGGAAAATCCTTAAATTTTGAAGCCTATAACAGAGATGATAAACGGTTTGTTATGGGAGGGGTTAAGTTGCAGTAGCTCACTCGGGGCTGTAGATAACCTTCACTGATTATCATTGCTTATACATTTCGTAACCCGCTTAATTTGCGGGTTTTTTATTGCCCGGAGAAAGGTAAATGACAGAACAAACATCCCGTCTGGCTATTATTATCGACAGCTCAGGGGCTGAGAAAACAGCAGACAGCCTCGCGGTTGCGCTCGATAAGATGACCCAATCAGGGGATCAGGCTGTCGCCACCATCACCAAAGTAACCCGAGCAACTGATGAAGAAAAGGAAGCTCTTAATAAGCTGCGTGCCGCTATTGATCCTATCGGCGCCGCTATCAATACCGTCGGTCGTCGTTTTAGCGAGCTAAAAAAATACTTTGATAAGGGGCTAATTGGCGAAGAAGAGTTTCGCTCATTATCCAAAATGCTGAACGACACCACTGAGGAATTAAGCGGTGTAGCCCAAGCCCAGCGCGAAGCAGAAAAGGCAGGAAAATTAGCAGCCGCACAGCAGGAGGCTCAGGCGCAGGCATTCCAGCGCATGATTGACCGCATTGACCCGCTGACAGCGGCCCTTCGTAATTTAGATCAACAGCAAAGTGACCTGAACGCGGCCCTTGAGTCTGGGAAAATAAATCCTTCACAATACGATACCTACAGTAAAAAACTACAGGAGACTCGCCGGGAGGTAAACGGGGCTGCTCAGGCCGAACGTGATGCAGCTAAAGCCCACGATGAACAGGTCGCGGCATTGCGCCGGCTTGAGGCTCAGATTGATCCTGTAGGAGAAGCATTCAGGCGTCTTAACGAACAGCAACGACAATTGGATAGTGCTAAAGCATCAGGGATGTTGTCACCACTGGCATACGATCGCCTGAACAGCAAACTTTCGGAGACCCGTGAGGGCTTGGAGAAAACTCAGACACAGCTGGGTAGAACAAGTCAATCCGCCGCTCAGACAGCCAACGCTATGCGCATGATCCCCGCTCAGATGACAGATATCGTTGTCGGCCTGTCTACCGGCCAAAGCCCGTTCATGGTGCTCATGCAACAAGGTGGCCAGTTGAAAGATATGTTCGGCGGCATTGGACCAGCGATTAAGGGAGTAACCACTTACGTTATGGGGCTGGTTAACCCATATAGTGTAGCCGCCGCCGCAGTTGGCTTACTCACTTATGCCGTCTACCAGAACCGACAGGAAATTGATGCTGCGACAAAAATCGCAACAACGTCCCTTGGCGCTAACGGTGATGCGGCCGAACGACTGGCGCTCAATATGGTCGCTATATCTGACAAAACGGGTCAGGCGATTGATGACGTCGGCAACATGTTTATCACTACGAATGACGGCGCCAGTGAGGCAATAAATAAATTAATCGATGTCGGTTACAGTTACGACGAAGCGCGGCAGAAAGTTGCTCAATATAAGGACTCGGCCAATTTCACGGCACTGAATACTGATATCGACCAGCATCGCCGGGAGATCCTGAAAATAGGTGACTCGTGGACAGCTGCGGCGATTAAGGTCAAAAACTATTACACCGCAGCAGATAAGGGCAGGCAAAACGTAGCGCTTGGCGGCGCTATTGACCCCACAATGCGATTCATCGGCCAAGCCATTGATCTGCAATCCACAATGAATACCCTTACCATAGAAGGGAATAAGGCAGTTGCTGAATCAGTTGACTGGATAAATAAGGAATATTTGGCAACTGACAGGGTGGCCGGCGCTGAAGCCCGCTTAAAAGAAGCAAGGGCACAAGCCAGAAAAATTACTTTTTCAGGAAATAAAGAGGCGATTGAACAGGCTAATGCGTTGATTGCTGCGCGCGAAAAGGAACTTGAGCAGGCTAAAAAAGGCCAGCAACCAAAAACGCCAAAGGGTAAAACCTACTCAGATGACGCTGCAACCCGACTCCTTGACCAGATAAACCAGCAGACTGCCGCTATGCAGTCGCAGCTAGACGCCGGCGACAAGCTGAACAGCGCGACGCAGGCACGGGTTAAGTTCGAACAGCAGATCGCTGACCTCAAATCTAAAACGCAGCTCACAGCCGACCAGAAGTCGATCCTTTCCCGTTCTGATGAAATTTTGCAGGCCTATAAGCAGCAGGAGGCTCTGCAAAACTCTGTCAAGACGCTGGACGACTACCGGAAAATGCAGGAGCAGGTTAAGTCTAAGGATGAACAGACTAACGATCTGCTTAAAACCCGCCTTGAGCTTCTGGAGAAGGCAAAAGCAACCGGGCGGCTGAAGCCCGGTGAATACGAAAAGACCCGCGCAGATATCTATCAAAACACCGATAACCAACTGCCATCTACAGTGCGTAGCGTTGTGGGCAATGCCACACCGACCGGCGGGCAACTGTCTGGCACATTTGGAGGGATGCAACAGCAATATAGCCAACTCGATCAGGCCCAAAAAGATTTGGACGCGTGGCTTGCTCGTCAGGAAGAGGCATATGTAAAGGCCAGTGTCATAACGGCCGAGGGTGAGGCCAGGATGCAAAAAACCCGTGCTGATGCTGCAAATGCTGCTGCGGTTATAGAAGCCCAGAAAAACGCCATCATTACCAGCACTACGCAAAGCATGATGGATAGCGGGTTGAGTATTCTGGCTAATGGTTTTGGTGAGCAATCAGGAATATACAAAGCTGCATTCGCGGCCAGTAAAGCTTATGCCATTGCACAATCTGTAGTGTCTATTAACGCTGGTATTGCACAGGCTGCAAATATGCCTTTCCCATCAAACCTGATAGCAATGGCATCGGTGGCAATGGAAACCGCAAGCATTGTTTCCAATATTAAAGCCGTTGCCGATACAGGCTTTGCTGCCGGTGGCTATACCGGTCCCGGTGGTATATATCAGCCTGCTGGTGTCGTTCATAAGGGGGAATATATCTTTGACCAGGCATCCACGAACCGCATCGGGGTTTCAAACCTTGAAGCGCTACGAAACGGGCAACTGCTTGATGCAACGTTGGGCCGCTCTGGATTTGGGACGGGAGTACAGAACGTTAGCAGCGACAACAGCAGGCGAACCTCCGTACACGCACCTATTAATCAGGAGTTTCATCTCCAAGGTATTACCCCGGAGCAATTGAACGCGACACTCAACCAGAACAATCGACAGCTTTCCAGGCAGTTAAAAGGCGAACTCACAAAGGAGGTTATGACACCACAAGGGTCTTTTGGCAACGCCCTCAAAGGAAACTATACCCGACACGGCCCAAGGTAAGCTAAACTGTATTAGCTCAGACTTGATTAGGCAGATAATTCTAACGATCTGAGTTAATGCAAGAAAATACAAGGATCTTATTAATGGAAACGTTGTTAATATTTACATTTAAAGACTTAATAGCTTTTGCAATTCCTGTTTTTGTTGGGGGGGGTATCTTCAATAGAAGGCGTAAACTAAAGGAAGTCCGAGTGAGCTTTTCATTTCTTTGGATTTTTTTGATAGTGGGATCCTTTTTGGGAATATACGATGATATTTACACAACTTATTCCTACAGACATAATCACTTATATAACAATGATAAATTTACTACCATCTTTAATTATGATGTCGCTAATATTGTTTTTTTTGTGATTTTAATTTTTGTTTCTATTGTACTCTTGCTTCAAGAACTGCGTTTAAAAAAACAGTCTAATTGAAGTCTGTCTTCTACCGGTGCATCGCTCCTGTCAAATTAGAAGGGTTTCCGTGCCGAAACGATGTCGGATAAAGTGTAAGGTAATAAAGGTGAGCGGTTGGTAATCTGGTTTTTTATTTGGTGTTTATCTCTGAGAGCGAGCCTATAAACCTGTCGGTCTATATTTCATGCCGGCTGAATTAACTTTTTTATCATAATTAATATCTTCATAAATCTGAGCCCAAACGTCAAAGTCTTCTTCGGTTCCATCGTGCTTTGTTCTGAAATCTATAAATCCTTCTGAGGTTAACGGTGAAATTTTATTTTAGATGCTTTCCTGGGAGGAGGCATGGCTAACATCTACTATCCACATGACAGCCTTCCTATGCCGCTTCAGGATGGTTACGGTTTTCAGCCTTTAAGCCCGTTAAAGCGTACTTCGCTTACCACTGGTCGTTCGCGCCAGCGTCGGGCGTATACCTCAACACCTACCGAAGCGAGTGTCGCATGGTTCATGGAAACGGATGCTCAGGGGCTGGCATTTGAATCCTGGTTCCGGGATACGCTTTCCGATGGCGCTGCCTGGTTCATGATGAAACTGCAAACCCCTGCAGGGGTTAAGTTCTACAAATGCCGATTTACGGATATCTATCAGGGCCCGGTGCTGGTGGCACCGATTTACTGGCGGTATTCGGCGACGCTGGAGTTATGGGAGCGTCCTCTTATTCCTGCACCGTGGGGGAATTACCCTGAGTGGATTATTGGCAGCTCGTTACTCGATATCGCGCTTAATAAGGAGTGGCCTAAACATGACGATTCTTAATCGACTTTATGCCAGTAGTGGCTCTGAGGTCATCATTGAAACCCTGCAAATTAATATTGGTTCTACAGTCTATTTTTTCTGTAAGGGTTATGAGGATATAACAGCAACGGTTGAAAATGGTGATGTGCTTACCTTTTCCGCTGCGGGCATTGATATCGCCCTACCAGCTAGAAATAGTGACGGCACCCAGGATTTGCAGTTTGCTATCAGCAATATCGATGGCGAGGTGAGTACTGCTATTCGCAAAGCTCTCGAAAATCTTGAAATCGGCTCGCTGACATATCGGCAGTATGTTTCCACTGACCTGAGCGCGCCGGCGACTGTGCCATACACCTTGGCGATCAAATCGGGCTCCTGGACGGCAACACAGGCGCAAATCACCGCCGGCTATATGAATGTTCTCGATACCGCATGGCCCCGTTTCCGCTACACGCTCAATGAATTCCCCGGTTTACGCTACATGAGTTGAGGTCCCTCAATGTTCAACCCTGACAAATACCGTTCAGTCACCTGGCTGAAGGGCGGCCGAGTGTACCCGCAGCTCGACTGCTTTGGCATCGTGAATGATATCCGGCAGGATCTCGGATTACCCGAATGGCCAGATTTTTCCGGTGTGACGAAAGATGGTGGTGGCCTCGACCGCGAGGCGAGAAAACTGATGCTTCACCTCGAGCGCTGCGAACCTTGCGAGGGTGCCGGGGTGGCTTGTTACTCAGGCTCCATCGTGACCCACGTAGGCGTTGTGGTGATGCTGGATAATCAGCTGCAGGTCGCCGAATGCAATCCCGGTTCAAACGTAACGTTTATGCCCGTATGGCGTTTTAAGCGCCGGTTTATCAAGGTGGAGTTCTGGCGATGACGATCCGCATTTTTCCTTCCCGGCTGCCGGGTGAGCCGCTGGAGAAACTCGAGCATGGTACGCTGACTTTGCACGACTGGATGTTGAAAAACGTCAAGGACTACGCGGAGGCAACCAAACATCCGATTGCCGTTGAATTAAATGGTAAGCCTCTGCCTCCAAATGAGTGGCCCTTGTGCCTGTTAAAGCCAGAAAGCGACATTAAAATGTTCCCCGTCCCCTACGGTACTGGTCTTGAAATAGCCGCCTGGGCCGCCATCGCTGTTGCGGTCGCTTCAGCGGCCTATTCAATCTACATGATGTCCACGATGGATAAAGGGGGCGGTTATTCATCTACAAATGGCCTTGGACTCGATTTAAACCCGGCAAAAGCAAATACTGCAAAACTTGGCGATGCGATCCGCGAGCTGTTTGGCCGCTATCGCATTTACCCTGATTACGTGGTGCAGCCGGTTACACGGTTTGACCCAAACGACCCTACTCGCATGATTGTTGAAATGTTGGTTTGCCTGGGGGTGGGTAATGTCGCGTTTACAAATGGCGATATTCGCGTTGGGTCGAGCCCTGCAACCTCGCTTGGCGCCAAATTCTCCTATAACGTTTTCTCGCCTGGTGCGGACGTGTCCGGCGATCATCGTAGCGAAAACTGGTTTAACTCAACCGAAGTTGGCGGCACGTCCAGCGGTAGCGGGCTAGATCTGGCCCAAACGTCGCCTGACTCGTCTGACATTAACGCTGACAGCATGACTGTATCAGGGCCCCTGGTGTCGTTCAGCGGCCTGATCGACGACAATCCGCCGTCAGGTGGAGGCATAGGGACTCTCCCTGAAACAAACACGCTTCCGGATTCATGGGTTCCTGGGGCGATAGTGACCCTCAACGCCCCGGCTAATTATCTGGTTTCGACATCTTCGGGTTATAGCGTTATCGCCAGCGATACGTTAGCCGAACTTGAACCGTATTCCGGCATGCCGGTTACTTTGGCTATCAATGGTGCTGATTACGATTTGTTTATCGCAGCGTACACGCCCCATCAAAATGCGGTCCCTGGTGTTGGTGGAACGGCGGCAAGTTTACGGGGAAACGCTGCGCCGACCACGTATGATTTTTCTGTGAGCGGGGAGACGTTCGATCTTCACTGGCAGGGAATCACTTATACCATCTCGCTGGTAGCAAACTATGGCACGATGCCAGACATGCTGGTTGCGATTAACGGCGGCCTGACGGGCTCGGGTTTGATTGCGCATGATGATGCCGGGGTAGTGCGTATCGTAGAAATTTCCAGTCCGTGGAATGGCGGAAGCATCACGTCCTCAGCACTGCCGATTTCCGTTTTTGGTGGTGCGCCGGTATTCACTGCTGGAACGGCATCTACCGGCGGCAGTCCTGCGATAACAGCTAACGTGACGCTGGCGTATGGCAGTGCCTCGGGTGAGGCGTTCTCAGGCATCCCTGAGGGCACACAGCGAATGTCACTGGTGCACCAGGGTGGTGAATACCAGATAATCGAGGTGGACGGCGTCTCCGCTTCGGTAGCCCGTCTTGTTGGCGGTGTTGTTGATTCATCATGGCCGGGGTTCTCAACTCGCACGATGATTGATTACAGCGCAACAGGGATCAGCGATAACGACAGCTGGATGGGACCGTTTTTAGCGTGCCCTGACAATGAAGTCGTTAACGCATTCGAGGTGAATTTTTCGTTTCCGTCAGGTATCTGCGGTTTCGACAGCAAAGGCAAAAAACGAATTCGCCATTGCGAGTGGGAAATTCAGTACCGGGTTTATGGTTCAGGAGCTGGTTGGACAAGTAAACAGGGCGTTTATGCCCTGCAGAACGTCAACGGGTTGGGGTTCACTGAACGGTTTGACCTTGAATCACCTGGCCTCGTTGAGGTCCGTTGCCGCCGGCGGAATGAGCAGGGTTCGAATAACGCCAGGGATTCGATGTTCTGGCACGCCCTGAGAGGGCGGTTGCTGGCCCGGCCATCATCCTATGCTGGCGTGATGCTGATGGCAGCCACGGTTGAAACCGGCGGCGTGCTGGCGGCACAGTCAGACAGGCGCGTCAGTGTAGTCGGCACGCGTATTTATGAGACCGGTGCAGCACGGAGTATTTCCGGCGCGCTGTATCACGTCGGTAATTCGCTGGGGCTGGCAATGGATGCCGAGGCGATCGATGTGCTGGAATCAACCTACTGGACGCCTGGCAGCGAGTATTTTGATTACGCCACCGGAGACAGTATTTCTTCGCTCGAGATGCTGCAGAAAATCACTAATGCGGGAAAATCGTATTTTCTGCTGAGTGACGGGTTGGCATCGGTTGGCCGGGAGGGGATCAAAAACTGGTCCGGCATTATCAGCCCTCATGAAATGACGGAAGAGTTACAAACCACGTTCTCTGCGCCGTCGGCGGATGATTACGATGGTGTCGATGTGACATACATCAACGGGACAACCTGGGCGGAGGAAACGGTGCAATGCCGGACTCCGGACAACCCGACGCCGATGAAGGTGGAGAAATATACGCTCGACGGCGTCCTGGACCCGGATCGTGTTTATCGAATTGGCATGCGCCGCCTGATGAAGTATATGCATCAGCGACTTGGGCACACGACTAGTACGGAACTTGACGCGTTGGTCTATCAATTCGGCGATCGTATATTGCTCACTGATGACATTCCGGGCAATAAAACGGTGAGCTCTCTCGTCGTCGATATGGTTACCGATGGCGGGCAGACCACCTTTTTGGTGACAGAGCCGCTCGACTGGTCGTTTGAAAACCCGCGGGCGATTTTACGTTACCAGGATGGTTCTGCCTCTGCTTTGCTGGTGGCCACGCGGGTAGGGGATTACGAGCTTACGGTACCGTGGCAGCCAGCCTTTGAGGATATCCTCCTTGACGATCCGTGCATCGAACCACCGAGACTGGTTTTCTGTAGCTCCACGCGCAGTTACTACGACGCTATTTTTGACGAAATAGGATCGCCGTCAGACGGCACCTGCGCGATAACTGCTCGCCAATATTCCGAGATTTTCTATCAGTACGATAACGCCACCTACCTCGGCAACGTCGCGTAACACCCACTAAAACCCCCGATTAACTCTTTTCGCACAAACCCTCGTTTGCGCGAACGCTATTTTTTGGAGCAAAACATGGCCTTTACTCCCCCGCTCGGGAGTGCCTCTCCGGAGGTGCTGCTCGATAATGCCACGCGTCTGGATAAACTACTGAATGGACAGCCGGTCATTGTTCCTGATCGGGACGGTAATCAGCTTTATTCGTGGCGCGGCATTCACCAGAATCTGGTCCCGCTGAGCCGCCAATACATGACACCTGAAGAGGCCCAGAATGATATCGCGAACATTCTGCAGGGAAGCACGACGTATATCCGTAGCCCTGACAATGATTATCTGGCCTATGAGGTAATGAATGTAAACGGAACACTTCAGCCGACAGGCCGTAAGCAGGCCTCTCAGGAATTTATTGAGCTGGTTCATAACTTCGCACGATCGACCGATATGAGAACGCGCGGAATAGAAACAGTTAGCCGTAAAAAGAGACCCTTTGACCTTCTTACCAGGCAGGGGAAACGGTTATTTTCAATAAACGAAAATGGGGAAAAAGAGTTACCGGGTAAGTCTTTTGCGGACTTTCTGAATATCATGCGGTCACTGTTTGTCGGAACCTCATCAATCCGCCGCGGACGTGCTGGTTATCTATTTAATCTCGCTATTGGCGGGTTCAGGCTAATGGCCGTAAGGGATGATGGGAATGCAACGCTTGAATATCGCGGAATCCCGCTGGAGACACACCTCGGATTATTGCAGAACACATTCGGCGGCTTTGGTGACTCTCTCACTGATAATGGCATTGATGCTGGCGCATATACCGCTAAATCGTGGCAAATGTGGGCGTCATTGTTCAGCGATGGACAGCTGCAATATGTCGGCCAATGGGCAACGGGTGGCTTTTCAACGGCGGATATGATCCGCGAACACCTTCAACCTGCGATTGCCGCTAAACCGCGCTTTATCACATTCCTAGGCGGCAGAAACGACGTGATCCAGAAGAACTCTAGCGGGAATTTCGTGTATACCGTGGATACCGTCAAAGCCAACGTAAAATTCATTCTAACCGCATTTCGTAAGGCCGGAATTATTCCAGTCGTGTGCAGTATGGCAGCACAGAACAACAGCGACCCGGAGCTAAAAGCCCGCGAAAACGCCATCAATGCGTTTTTGCGGGCGTATGCCATCCAGCGGGGCTTTCCTTTTGTTGATATGCGGTCGGCGACCGTTGACCCGTTAACTGACGGCTGGCGGGACGGTTATAACGGCACGCTGTCGAACGGTTCACCGGACCCGTCACACCCAACGGCGCTGGGGGCTTTCCACATGGGTAAAACCCTGGCCGCCGGGCTTGCACCGCACATGATGCCTGTTTATCCGCAGCTCGCAATTGCCAACCCGGTAACGGCTGACGGGCCGAACGTGGTCATTAATCCGTTATTTCTGGATACCGCAGACGGTAAGCCCACGGGCTGGACTGTGACAGGAGGCAGCGTGGAAATTAGTACTGATCCGGCAGTTGTGGGTAACGTACTGACGGTCACAGGGACAGGGAGTGTAAGTGCCCGTGTGACTCAAAAAATCGCGGTCACACCAGGTGAAAAGCGCACGTTCAGTTGCAGGGTGAAATTTGAGGTCACTCAGAGCTCGGCGACCGCCTGCTACCTTGAGGCTAATGGTGCGAACCTCGTCGGGCTGCGTCCGTGGAATATGTCAACAGACGGGTTCAGGACGTTTAGTTATGACGTGGTTATCCCTGAAGGGGTGACAGAGGTGATATTAACCATCGTCGCGAATGCGGCAAAAACCAGTGTAGGCCAGATGGGTTTATTGAAGCGGGAGGCGGTATGATAATTGTTTGTGATGGTGTCGTGAATGCGGGAGATCTGGAGTTGGCCGAGCCGGAAATGATGCTGAACGATGCCGCGAGTGTTGCAACCTATGGGCTACAGGACAAATACGATTCCAGCGGAAACGGATATGACCTGATTACCAAAAATGATTTTACTTTACTCGGGATGAACACTGTTGCTGATAATTCTCACGGCGCTAATACCGGAATTATTGAAACAGACGAGATGACATTTGCTCTATGTATCAATATGAATCAGCCGTTAGTATCGGGTCGTCTGTTCTCTAATATGTTTCCCGGCGTAGCTCCGTTTGGCGGGCTGCAACTGCGAATCGAGGCGGCGGGCACACTTATCTTGCAGGTATCTACCGGTAACATAGCGGAATCAACAGTTACGCTAAGTCATGGCGGCGCGGTGGGGGGATGGACACGTTTCACTGCTTCTGTGTCAAATACAGAATTGGCTATGACTCGAGCAAGCGGTGAAAAGCGTTCTTCTGTTATTACTGTGCGTAAAAAATCTACGCTACCTCTTATTCTCAATGGCGGTCAGAGCCAACAACAGAACATGGGACTGCCTGGGATAATGGGGATTTTAGCTGTTTATAATCGCGTTTTGACAGATGATGAACAAACCGGCGTGAGGGACGCTATGAAGTCTGTAATGGCGATGCGGGGCGTTATCGTGAGTTGATTTAATGCGGCTATCACCATCGATAGCCGCTGTATTTCCTTGTCAGATCACAATTCCCCGACGCGAAAAATAGCCCTGAAAATAGGCATAAACCGCCGCAATTTCCCCATCCGATAATGCACGGCCGAAAATCAGCGCGGCCGCAATTGAAGAAGCTTGCGGTACCTCGCTGCCTATGCTACGACCAATCAGATATGACAGTGCTGGGTTAACAAACGATTCACTCGTTCCCGTAGCTGTCACATTAGATCCCTTTTGACTGGTCACGTCCTTTATGGTCAGCGTTTTACCCGTGTCTCGTCCGTACACAAACGCAGGGCTTCCGTCCGTAATATCCATTTTTGACGAAGCGAATAATACCGTGGAGGTGTCAGCAGCATCTTTGTAATGCGAATAAATCGCCATGTTCGGATTTCCGTTGTCTATAACCAGGCTACGCCCCGCATCGGTTGATCCACGATAGGTAGAAATAAAATACTGCCGTTTTGTTGGGTTAACACGTTTAAAAATTGCTACCAGTGTCGTTTCCTTTGTTACATGTACTCCGGTATCAATAAAATTATTAATATCGAAAGTGGCAAAATGATTGCTTACCACAGGAGCACCGGTTACGACGGCACCTGCACCACCCGGCGCAAAGTTTTTCGCCAGATTACCTCGCCCGTAAAGGCCAGCATATAACAGTCCAGCCGTCGTAAATGGCGGATTCCACCCATCCGGATTCTGAATAATATTTTGGGGAACACTGGATTTAATAGTCATAACCATTTTATTTATTCTCCGTATGGAATAGAAAGACAAAATTGTACTGATGCGTTATTTAATGGGTACGGTTTCCCGACCAGTTCGGGAATATTTTCGCTGTCGTACTGTCCTGTGCCAGCCTGATAAATGAAATTATCCAGCGAGTTAAAACTGTCGCTGTCAAACACGTTGCCGTTCCCGTTATGAGTTGTCAGATCGCCATACCAAAGCCGTGCGCCAGCGACGAGTTCACGCGTCAGCGTAATTTTGATAATGGTGTCTGCAACAATTTCCACACCCGTTATTGCTACCGTTCCGGCGTTATCCGTCACGCGGAATCCCCGGTCGTCGTACATCGTGGACACATTGCGTTTATACGTTGGGCGGAATGTTAGCGGCGGTGCGGGAACGTGGTAATGTACGTAAACATCTCGCCCAACGGCGTTTGTTTTAATTGGCCCCAACGGCTCCCAGCCCTCATCCTGGTTTAATACCCGATGCATGACCTTAGCGAACTGCATGTCCATCCAGCGGTAACCATTCGGCCCCAGATGCCCCCCCTTGTCGGGGAATGGATACGAAGGTGTAACTAAATACGCGTTTTCGTGCTCCTGGCAAAACTCCCATTGCGCCATCCCTATCGATAAATACGCGTCATCACGGGTAAAAATATCGCCTGTCTGATACATAAAAATCGCGGGCGGTGATTTCTGCCCGGCAACCCCGACCGCCATATCGGCGACCATATCGTTATAGAGTTTTTCCAGGTTCCCTTTGTAAAGGGCCTTATCATTTGAGCCGTTGGTTTTGGTGTAGTTCCATTCACCCTGAATCCAGATAATCGCCCCGACGGAATAGGAAACACCGAGCTGGTTCGCCGCCAATTTAACCTGCTGTACCGCCTGCAGCGGACGCTGATATAGTTCTGGCAAAGCGCCTTTAGACAGTTGCTCAATACTTCGACCGTTGACGCCGGTACTGGAGAGCACAAACCGGCGAGACGGGTCACGCTCAAGCCCATAACGTTGCAGCCACAAACGGCGCAGTCCGTTGGCAATGGCTACCCCTCCCTCGCCCTCATTTCCGGCCCCCTGATTCAGCACGGCAACCTGTGCGTCAGTTAGCAGAGTAGAGCCGTCACCAGACTGAACGACCGCGCGTAGAGGTTTGAGCGTGGCGCCCCCCAGAGGGATAAACTCGGGATTAGTGCGGCTGGTTGGCCGAATTGAATCACCCAGCATCAGGTTATCGTATCCCTCAATTGGGGTTTTACTCAGCGCGGGCCACCCCTCCTGCTGCGTCCCCAGACTCTGGCTGTAGATGACCAGATGATTCAGGCCACTGACCAGGCGCTGTATGGCGGCGTTGTAACGGAGGCTAACGCTCTGGGAATATGCCTTGTTTTGTGCGTCGGCAGCGATGAGATTAAAGCCATCATCAACATTACCGCCGCCGTTGCCTGCTCCGGTTGGCTCGCCGTTGGCGTCGGCCAGTATCCGATAAAACCCCTCATCATCCTCAATCGTCAGCCATCCAAAATCGCCAGCCTCCGTGGTAAATTCTCCGTCTCCGCTAAGAGAGTTGGGTGCCACTTTTCCGTCGGGCCCGATAAGCCTGACAAAAAATCCGTCCGGGTCCTGATAACTCAGGCCTGGCGTTCCCCCCTCATGTGTAATCGTCAGGTCTCGAACATGGACACCGTCGGGTGACAGCATGCAGTTAATGGCGCCAAATGCGCCGCTGGACAGCACGCGGAAAAATGAAAACCAGTCGTCATCAACCACATCCAACATCACCGCATCGCCGGCAATTGACTGAAAAAAGGTGCTCGCCAACTCGGTAACCTGCGCATTTACTGCATCAACAAATTCTTGAGACGGGAACCGGCGACCGGTGGGCGTCAGCACACCACTAACATTCATGTACTCGATAGCGAGCGAGTTGCCGTCTGGACTACGGACGTAGGTAGTCGAACCCGGCGGAATATTCGCGATATCGGCCTGGGCCTCGGCCAGGTCTTTACGCTGTTTATCCAGCGGAATGATATTGCGGCGTACCTCATCATTTTTCGCCATCATCTGGCGCCAGGTATCCAGTGGCTCCCCGCCGCGATCGGGAATGGTGGTTTCCGGGCCGTTTACCAGCCTGTCAGCGCGTTTCACGTTGTCCAGGAAGATTTCCGGCGTCGTCGTGCCAAGTGGCGGGTTAAGTTCGGCCATGTTTTTTGCTCCAAAAAATAGCGTTCGCGCAAACGAGGGTTTGTGCGAAGTGATGGAGCTTTTTACAATCGGCTTTTTCAATGGGTTACAACATGCTGATTGGTTATGCCAGGGTCTCAACAGTGGACCAAAACCTAGATTTACAGAAAAATGCGCTGATTCGTGCAGAATGTGAGCTGATTTTTGAAGATAAATTGAGCGGTAAAAACACGAAGCGGCCAGGTTTAAGGAAGGCCTTAAAGCGTCTCAAAAAAGGGGATACGCTGGTGGTCTGGAAACTCGACAGACTTGGCCGACGAATGTGGGATTTGATTAAGTTGGTGGGAGAGCTGCAGGAAAAGGGGATTTATTTTCGTAGTTTGACAGACAGTTTTGATACAGGAACGCCCGCCGGGAGGTTTGTCTTCCATGTTATGGGAGCACTGGCTGAAATGGAGAGAGAGCTAAACATCGAACGTACTCGCGCAGGTCTGGCCGCAGCTCGCGAGCGTGGCAGGATTGGCGGTCGTCGTAAAATCATGACCCGCACTATCATCAACCGAGCGGAGGATATGTTAATCGCTGGCGCGACCCGGCAGCAGGTGGCCGATGTGATCGGGGTAGGGGTAAAGACCGTTTATAAATATTTTCCGGCTGGCTAAGTTTGCTCACCTGCGAACCGTATGCAAGAGCCCGCAGGTGAGCAATTTGCTATGGAGGCAGTGCCATAGCTGAAAAATTTTATCCTCGCATTGTTCGCAAAACCATCAAACAGTTCAGCACTGAAAGCACTTTAAGACTTACCTTACTCATTACATCAATGCGTTACGTCAATGACGCGAATTGATAGCCGGAACCTATATTGATATGTGGCTGGGTTAAATCTACTGTATATATAAACAGTATTTATGTGAGCGAGTCTATCATGCAGTTCTACACGCCCGTTGAGTTACGTAAGATTATCCTGATCCCATTGTACAGCGACCTTGTCCAATGTGGTTTTCCGAGCCCAGCGCAGGATTATGTTGAGCAGCGTATCGACCTGAACGAGTTGTTAGTTAACCACCCCAGCGCGACGTATTTTGTCAAAGCCGCTGGTGATAGCATGAAAGACGCCGGGATCGGGGAGGGGGATTTACTGGTTGTGGATAGCTCAAGAACCGCAGTCCATGGCGATATCGTGATTGCCGCGGTGGACGGGGAGTTTACCGTTAAGAAGCTGCAGCTGCATCCGCGGGTTCAGCTTAACCCAATGAATAGCGCGTATTCCCCGATAGTCGTCGGTAGTGAGGACACTCTCGACGTTTTTGGGGTCGTAACCTACATCATCAAATCGGCTGGATGA